GGCATCGTTGCTACGAGGGGTATTTAACATAGTTCATTATATCCTCACAAACCGCAACATACCTCAATTTTACGATGTTTCACATGAAATCTTAATTTTATATAATTCGTTATATATTCACATAAATAAACAAAAAATGGTACACTATTGGTACATGAATGGTACATGGAAAAACCTTATGCATGACAATAATTAGAGAAGAACATGGAAATGCTCTTCTCTTTTTTTATGCCACAATTTAGGCATAAGGAGATGATGTTGTGTTTGACGATGATGTGAGAGAAAAAATATTTGCTAAAAGTGAGTTACAAAAAATCGACCTAATGACATTATCCCTTGTCATTAAAGCAATCGAAGAGGTCTTGGAGGAAAGAGAAAATGAACATGCCGTATCAGCAACCAATGATGAATTATACACCTAATTATGGAGCATATCAGTACAACCCAATGGCGAGCTATCAGAGATACCAACAGCCCGAACCAACACAAGGAATAAGTGGCAGAGTAGTACAAGCAGTTGAGACTATCAATCCCAACGAGGTGCCGATGGATGGCAGTGTAGCATTTTTCCCAAAACAGGATTTAACGGAGATATACGCTAAAAGCTGGAATGCTGACGGAACAATACGCACATTGACCTTTAAGCCGGTTTTAAACGATAAGACAGACATTTTATCGGGTGACACGGAAAAGCTTGAATTTGACCTATCAGAGAAAGCCACAGAGGGTATTATGGCAAAGCTCAACGAACTATCAGAGAAAATTGAGCAATTATCTTTAGGGGCACAAAGAAAAACTCCACGAACACAAAGTAAGGAGAGTGAAAAAGCATGAATGTAATGGGAATAATGCAACAGATAATGAGCAATAATCGTGTAATGGGAAATCCAATGATTAAGAATGCAATGAGCATGGCTCAAAGCGGAAACAGCAAGGGAATTGAGCAAATGGCAAGAAACCTATGCAAAGAAAAGGGCATTAACCCTGACGATGTAATGAAGCAGATTAGAGGTAATTTTGGGATATAGCATATGAGAGAACGTGCGCACGGCTCTTTATGAAATAAATTTTGGAGGTAAAACAGATGTTCAACACAGGAAATTGTCCAAGCGTACCTATCGTGGCGAATCTGGACGGAAACAACGGAAATAACTGGAATGACGGCTCTTGGCTTTGGTTCCTTATCGTAGTATTTGCGATATTCGGAGGCTGGGGTAACGGCTTTGGTGGTTTCGGTGGCACTAATGGCGGTGTCGGCAGTGAAATTCAGAGAGGATTTGATAATTCAGCAGTTATCAGCAAGCTAGATGGCATTTCTAACGGATTATGTGACGGCTTTTATGCCATGAATAACAGTATGCTCACAGGCTTTAATGGTATTAACACAAATATCATGCAGACCGGCTACGGCATACAACAGGCAGTAAACGCTGATACAGTTGCCAATATGCAGAATACCAACGCTTTACAGTCACAGCTTGCTAACTGCTGCTGCGAGACAAGAGAAGCCATCCAAGGTGTAAACTACAACATGGCTACTAACACTTGTGCTTTACAGAACACAATGAACAATAATACAAGAGATATTATTGACAGCCAGCAGGCGGGAACGAGGGCCATTCTTGACTTCCTGACAAACGACAAGATTGCAACCTTACAGGCAGAGAATAACGATTTACGCAGAGCTGCTTCACAGGATAGGCAGAACGCGCTTCTGACTACTACAATGGCAGCACAGACAAATCAGATTATTGACGCAGTAAGACCTACACCGGTACCATCATTCCCGGCAAGCAACCTTTATGGATATGCTTATGGCTGTGGATGTAACGCAGGTTGTGGCTGCTAAACCGTATGAAATTACATACGGTTACAACTGAATGATTGAGTATCTTAATTAAAACAACTCAACTAAACCGATTAAAACCCGATTTTTAGTCTAAGTTTAGTCAAGAGTTAGTCAAGATTATGTCTGCTAAGCAGTATTACTTGATGTTACCGACACAAATGTCGGGAAGATAAAGGGCAGACTATAATGTTTGCCCTTTTGCACATTGAAAACCGAATATTAGTTGATGATTTGTAGATTTGATTTTTCTAAAAAACTTGAATTTTGGGGTTGACTTTTTGTGCGTACTATTATATATTAAATGTGCGGACAGAAAGTGAGGTGTTTAAAATGTCTCCACGCACAGGCAGACCTAAATCTGAAAATCCAATGAATGATAGGATTTATGTAAGAGTAACAAAACAAGAGAAAAAAGAAATTATGGACTTTTCTTCTGAAAGTGGTTATTCAATACTAGAACTAATCAGAATTGGCATTGAAAAGATAAGAAGTCAAAAAAAATAAAGTGTTGCACCGCTACCAACGAACACAACACTTTAAAAGCACCAATCCGAAAGAGATTGATAAATCTATTCTATCAGTTTCTTTCGGAAAATCAAGTATTTTTTGAAAGGATAAGATATTATGGAATTAGAACGCAAGAGTATTGATGAAATGACAAAGGCAGAGCTTAAAAGGGAGCTAGATGGCCTTAGATGTGAGTATGACACATTAAAAGTCAAGGCTGACATTATCAAGATATTAGACCGTATGCCAACGAGCATTGAGCTAGAGGAAATAAGGAAGTATGCCGAAAAGGTGTATCAGAAGTCTATAGATAAGCATTGGTATTTTCTGAATGGAGTACACGACAACATCTGCAATATGGTAGACAATCTATTGGAAACAGGAGATTATAGCACACTAAACTATCTGAACTGTTTTGTATATGGTAAGTTATTAGACGAAAATCCGACCGCAACGGAGGGAGTAAAGACAATGACAGGCGATATGGAGAAACTGTTGCTGAAACGCTTAATGGCAGAGAGAGGCGGTGTGGCATAATGAATGCGATTAACAATGTAATAGATATGAGAACACCTATTGAAGTTGCACTTAACATTGATAGCGAGGGTATGACAACAGCTAGAAAGTTGTATGACTTTTTAGGGCTGGCACAAGGGCAGTTTTCAAGGTGGGCAAAAACTAATATTACAGATAATGAGTTTGCTACAGAAAATGAGGATTATTGGGGGTTCGACATTGATGTCGAGGGTAACAAAGCGGTAGATTACAAGCTCACTGCTCATTTTGCCAAGAAGTTATCTGTTAAAGGTAATTCAGAGAAAGCGGAACAGGCAAGGGAATATTTTACAACTGTAGAGGAAAGAGTAAAGCAAAAAGCTATTGATATATCCCAATTGTCACCCGAGCTTAAAATGTTCAACACAATCTTTCAGTCAGTAGCACAGCAACAACTTGAACAGAAACGACAGGCGGAGCAGATAAATAAAGTTGAGCAGACTGTTGACAATATGAAAGAGATATTTACACAGCCTATCGGAGATTGGAAAGCTGAAATCAATGCAAGGGTGCGTGAAATTTCAATCAAGAGCAAAATTGACTATCAGATACTTTACAATCAACTCTACGGAGAATTGGAAACCACTGCACATTGTAGCTTAAAGAGATTGCAGGACAATAAGAAAAAGCGCATGGAGAAAGCGGGCAATACCAAAACAGCAATTAAGAATGAGACAACAAAAATTGCTATTATCTTTGAAAAACCACAACTTAAAGCTATTTTTGAAAATATCGTCAAGAAATATGCTATGAGTTATTGTGCATAATCAAATTTAGAAACCATCAACTAATATCGGTTGGTGGTTTTTTATTTTATGAAAGAGAGGTAATAAAAATGGCTGAATTTTCAAGCATTGCAACACAGACAGTTGCAGTAAATGGGAATGTATTATTTACAGATTCGCCAACATCTGTATGCAATAAAGGATATATTTCGCACAGAACAGGGAGCGGATTAATTAACCTTAAAGGCGCTACCAATACTTGTAAAGCAAAGTACAGAGTAGAATTTAATGGCAATATTGCCGTTCCCGATGGTGGTACGGCAGGAGCTATATCACTTGCAATTGCAATAGAGGGCGAGCCGGATTTATCAACACTTGCAATTTCAACACCGACAGCCACAGAATCATTTAACAATGTGTCTATGGCAACGGATGTATGGCTTCCTTGCGGATGCTGTCAGGCAATTTCTGTCAAAAACACATCTACACAGGAAATTAGTGTAGCAAATGCGAATATTACAGTAAATCGTATAGGTTAGGAGGTTTAATATTATGCATAAATGGGCTAAACAGATAATGGAATGCGTCAAGGCTAAAGTTGACGGAATTGGAATTGACAATTTTGAAGGACAGAATCTTGACGATTTAAAGGATTTTACCGAGATTGTTAAGAATATCGTAGAATTTGACAAGGAGTATCTGATTGTTGAAGCTATGGAAAATTCAAAAGACGATTACAGGAGATACACCGAACCACCATATTATCACATGCCGGTAAACTACAACGACATGGAGTATATGCGCGACATGGATAAGAGCCGAGGTAAGATGTATTACTCTGAACCGATTGCACCACATGTGAGTGAAAGCAATTATGACAGAGCAAAGAGACATTATACCGAGACAAAGGAAATGCACAAAGGAGCTTCAACAGAGGACAAAGAGCATAAAATGAAAGCCCTTGACATGTATATCCGTGAATTGAGTGGAGATATATCAGAGCTTTTAAATGACATGACACCCGATGAACGCAACCTTTTGCGCACGAAGATGAGCAATCTTGCATCAAAACTGTAATTATTAAGGCTATGGGTAGTAATGCTCATAGCCATTTTTAGAGGGTATAAGCATGGATATAAGGGTTAATGATACATTGTGGCACATACAATTTAAAAAGCCCACATCAAGCGAATTAAGGCGGTCAGACGGCACAATAAGTTTGGGAGTTACCGATAATACAACTAAGACTATTACGATAGCTGATAATGTGTCTGATTACATGGCTGACAAGATACTATGCCACGAGCTAGTGCATGTGTACTCATTCTCATACGGCTGTGACATTGACATAGAGACAGAAGAAATAATCGCAGACTTTATGAGCTTGTACGGACGGAATATTGTATACACGGCTGACAGAATATTTGATTTATTGGAGCAAAAATATGGATAAAATAGACAGACTATTAGAATACATACACCGGACTAATCCGGAAATGACGCGGCAGAAATTGATTGAGAAACTAGGAGAGAGTGACTACAGTGCCAAGAGCATTTATTTTTTGGCGATTCAAAATTCAAAGCCCCAAAAATTTTAGGATTCGAGAAGTCCCCCCCTACATTTGACTTTTTGATTTCAAAAATCCGTTCGCAAAATTTTACAAAAACTTGTCGAGAACTTGCAAAGAACTCGCACCGCACTTTAATTGAGTAAAATTTTCTGAAAATTCAAACATTTTCCGCGAGCTGGTGCGCCTGACTTGTAACAACTTGCGCCCGGTACAGCTTGCCACGGCTCGACGGCTTGCAATGCTATAATTATATTTTTAGGCATTGTAAACGGCTTGTTTTGTGGCTTATTTTAGCGCGCTTGATAAAATCCACGCAAACACGTTTAAAAGCCCTTAAAACGTCAAATACACGGCTTAAATGTATATATCATAAAATCATAGAATATTTTTGTTAATTTGTCAATGTACTACAGCACCCGGACTTATAGCCGGATAACTTGAATCAAAAAAATCAGTTGCATAAGAATAATGCTAATGTTATAATTTAGCTGTCTAGAAACAATTATAAACTGGCTTAATTGATATTGTTCTTTTAAGCGCTGACCAAGTATATTATGTACTTGGTTTTTTCTATGCTGCGCGGTCTGTATTAGCTTTTAGCAAACTCCAAGCGGCCAATTGTACGCTGTACACCTGATAATGATATACAGAACGCAAGCACGACAAAAAGGGATATAAAATATCCCTAGTGGTAACGCGTGATATATTTTCCGGCTTGATAGTCACAAAACAATGTGACCGGGTGAGCGTGCGCGCGCTTTTCTACGACTTGCAACCATTCGCCGGACCTTTGCACCGTAATTTTTAGTTCGTGTGACTCCATCCATTCTATACAATCGTACTTGATATAGCTAAAATCGCTCATTTTTGGCATCTCATAGCCTAGCGCCTTGACACGCTTATATATTTCCTTTTTGCCCAGGTATTCATATTTTGACATAATACGCCCCCCTATCTATAACAAGCCTTAATTATTGGGCTTATATAGTTTTTGTGGTTTAGGTAGTTATCAAAAGCCACCCGGCGGTATTCTTTGCCACTAATAAGTGCAGTAACATCGTCACATGCGCCCGACTCTGCGACAGCTCTAAAAATGTCTGTTATTGCTTTACGTGTGGCGCGCTCGCCTGCTTGATATTCCGGCGCACTTTGATATTTGCCGTTGTAGCGTGCTCTGATTTCACGTTCTACAGCGTCAAGCGTGGTTAGTTCGTTATCGTTCATCTGTCAACCCTCTTTTCTATTCGTGCATGGTTTATAAGTTGTTTTTTGACCTTTTCGCGGTTCATACGTGCGTTAATCTGTTTTTATTAGGTGGTAACGCAAAGCACCTACAAGGGCGCACAATTATTTTTTCAGGCGTTGCACCTCTTGAGCCTGATATAAATATAAAGGCATTTATAAAACCTATTGGCGCGATTATTTACCGGACGCGCGGACGGAGTGCAATATATACAGCCGTAAAGTTGTATAAAAGCACCTATAAAAAATATTAAATTGATTAATACAAGACCTGAAAAGCCTTATATATAAAGCTAATAGCCGGACTTGAACCGGCTGGAATACCTTTGTTAATTTGTATTGCTATTAGCTCGTGAATTATAATAATTCGTGTCTAATAAAAAAATAAAAATAAACCACCATAACCAATAACAAGGCATGATATAAAAAGGCTTAAAGCCTTTAAAAGCTCGATAAAATCTCTCATATTGTGCCCCCTAACAATAACAAAAATCACCTTGTAGCCCGGTTGTAATAATCATTTTCCCATCCTTACGGCGGTAAACTACACCGCAACCGCCATCACGCAAAGACCATACAAGCCAGCCAGCCGGAGTTATTTTTTCATGCTTCTTATAATCATAAAAAGCATAATGCGGTTTTATTCCGCTTTTTTCCTGTTCAAGTGCATTGTTTATAATTTCATCGTCCGTTAATAACAACGCTTTTCCGTTTTTCTGTCGTCCACAATATCTCATTTTTACGCCCTTTCTGGTCTGCCATCATCAGCACCGGGAGACCGTTCCGCGGTGGACGCTCCACGTTGGAGCGTTTCGGCTTAAAAATAAATATAAAAGCTTTTCCCACTGTTATTCCATTCGCTATCTAATACGGTAACTTTTGAAAGTCTACCAATGCATCCGTAAACTCCGGCGGCATAATATTTAGAGTCGACTTGGCATCCTTTAGCGTCAGGGAACTCTTTTTTGATTTCCTGTATAATCTCATTGACTTTGTGACAGCAAACGCCGCTTTTTTCGTCGAACGGCTCCAGCCGTGAAATATAGTTCTCTGCATTTTCAAATGTGTATATATTACAATTTAATTTGATGCCGTCCATCATTTCGCCCATTCTGCAAATTTCCTTGTGTGATAATTTTTTCATTTTCTTTTTCCTTTTGACTGTGATATAATACAGTCACCTTTCAATTATTTTTTGTTTGGTGCCTGTCGTTCGGTTGGTAGCTCTGCGACAGGCTTTTTTATTTTGTTCCTTGCCTTTCGACTTGACATTATAATAACACTGCATTTATGTAATGTCAATACATAAATTAAAAAATATTGCAATAAAATTTAATTACATTAATGTAATAATAAAATCAATAATAAATGAATTAATGCATATAATAAGGAATAACTATTATTATTTATATTATGTAATGAATTATTATTGACATAATAATTTAATTATTATATATTTATGTATAGCAATATTATTTATAGTATTATTGCCAGTGATTATTGATATTATTAATTTATATAATGAGGTGTAAAAAATGGATGAGAAAAAAATAATAGAAAACTACAAGAAGCGTATACAAAAGCAAAATGACAGAATAAGAGAGAGCTACGACAGAATTAGCGTTACTTTGCCAAAGGGCACAAAAGACCGAATACAAGCACAAGGGCTGACAATTAATGGATTTGTAAACCAATTAGTATTGGATAAGCTGGACGAGCTGGAAAGCAATAACAATGAGTGCCCATTTTAAAAATTATTGCAATTATGTATTGCATTTATGTATTTAATATGTTAATATAATGTCGTAGCAATTAAATATTATTTTTGTTGGAGGTATAAAGAGTATGAGAAATATCTGGTGTCTATCAGGAACCGTCAGACATGATAATTATTATGGATAACATCTGATGAAGGAAGAATCCCTTCTTTTGTTATCTGATTTACAGAAACTTATTAACCAAGTAGTCTTGATTGACTACACCATTATTATACTAGGGGGTGGAAAAATGAGAATAACGCAAGAAAAAATGGACGCTATAGCTGTCCTGATGGACGATGAGACACGAGAAAAAGTTCATCGTGAATTGGCCCCGTGCGAGCCGATAGAGTTTTTAAAACGCTACTGCGAATTGGAGCCAAGTTTTGAAACAGTGCTAAAAAACGAATTTGGCATTGAAATTTAAAAATTGAATATTGAGCTTTCAAAAAGCCGGTTTTTATGACCGGCTTTTTATTTTATATATAATTAATATATATGTGTGATGTGGTATATATTAATCAATACAGTTATTGTTATATATCCAATAATCAGTATATTGACAAAATAAGTATATTTGATTATTATTATCTTAAATTTAATTAATAAGCGAATGCCGGCTAGCTCGTATCGTTTGGAATTGTTCCAAGCGGTGCGGGCTTTTTAATTTTATGATTTTGAGGTGCTAAAATGGAAAAAATTAAAGGAAATATAACTAAACATTTAATTGCCGATTTTGGCACTTTCCAGCTTTATCGGGAAGACTTCGAGAGGGCTATAGAACAGGCTTGTCAGGAATTACAAATTGACGATTTAAAAAGCGAGGGTCAAAGACCTTGGAAAGCTGTTTGTAAACGAGTCGGAGAGATTATATTTAATGATAATAGTATTTTAAAGGATAAACAATTATATGATAATCCATATATACCTACTAACTACAATAGATATAATTATAATATATTAAACTGTATATGTGATGAGTATATATATTTTAGTGATATATATAATAAACTATGTAGTACTGTGGCATTTAGTAGTTGGTGCAATATAGATTGTGGCGTTATAGATAATTGGAGACTAAACAAAGAATCAAGCCCTATCAGTTACGAGATTTGGAAAAAATTGCAAGGAATCCGTAAAGATTGCATCAAGGATAGAGCATACGACAATAAATCCCCTGTCGGTGCTATGTTCGTTGGCAATAATGAGTTTGGCATGAATCAGCCGGGAATCGGCTACGAAGCTACACAAGCGAGAGCGTTAACAGCCAATGAATTACCGCAGTTGGACACTTCAAATAGTCAGAATATTAAAGCATTATCAGGTGATAACATGGTTGATAATGCCAAGTAATTGTATATACAATACACACAATTCTAAACCCTTGATTTATAAGGCTTTGAGGGCTATTGAATTATTACAACTATTCACAAAACAGTTGTTTAGCGAAGAGTTGAAAGGGTATAGATGAATTGTACATGCAATAGATACAATTTAAAATGCTTGATGTTTGAGAACTGAACGGCGCACGCACTGGGTGCCCTAGGGGTGTATTTGAAAAGTGAAAAACCGCCCCACTTAGCCCCCAAAATATCCGCCAAAACAAAAAGGCCTTTACTCATACCTTAACCTTACCAAGCAGTATTTATTATTATAACATAAGTTATATATTAATTAAACAACATACACAATAATAATATATATACATACAACTATGATTAAATAATAGTTATATATTATATATAACAGTAAAGGAGCTGACAGCTATGAAATTAACAGGATTTGAGTCTAACAAAATTAATTCCGAAATGGTAAATCACCCTAGCCACTACAATCTGCCTAATCGTAAAGAGTGCATTGATGAAATGATTGACATTTACGGACTTAAAGATGTGGCGAAATGGTGTGAGATTACTGCATACAAGTATAAATATCGTGCCGGACATAAAGACAGTCTCACACAGGATGTACAAAAAGCTATATGGTACACAATTAAGGCTCATGAACTTAAGTCTAGGCGCAGATGGAAAGTCTTTGGAAAATTCGTGGATAAGGAACTTCCGGTGTTGATTAAAAATGTTTTCCTGTGGCTGATGATGCTTTGCACGATTCGCGTAGTACTCTTATCTGACGAGCACGGATTGCTTATCTCGGCAGTGTTTCTAGTCTTGGCTACCATAACCGAGTCGCTGATAGAGGGCTTTAAGGATAATTAGATTTTGAGGTGTAAATCATGTTTGTATTAAAAATCGCAACAACAGTATGGCTGGCATTAATTGCGCTTGGAATGGCAAGTGCCACATTAGACGAAAAAGCAACAGTTAGTCCAAGACTTCTTAGTATTGCGGTAATGTTAGGTCAGATACTTGCCATAGCTTTCATGTGGCAATAAATATAGGGCATTCGCCAAGCGGTAAGGCACAGCACTTTGACTGCTGCATACGTTGGTTCAAATCCAACATGCCCTGTTCGGGGTTTACTTGGTTCCCCGACATTGGACTTAGTAGTTCCTTTCGTCCTCATAGCGGAAAGCTGTTAAGAGCCGTCACAAGGCTCGTGAGGGTTTAATCGTGTATAATCCCACAATGCACGAGCGTGAAAACCAACCTGCCGCAAAGACATCTGTAACAGGCAGAGTAGACATATATACCCCCTTTAATTGTTAAACTAGGGCAACTCAAATCATATGAGTCTTAGGTGAGGTGCAATCCCTCACATGTCCTTTGCTGTAGGTTTCGTTAGTTCTTTTCCTACAGCACATACATATTATATCTCCGGAGGGTGTTGCCACTCCTTAGACTTCACCCTCATTAACGGCATGTAGCTCAGTGGTAGAGCAGTCGGCTATTAGCTGATTTGTCGTGGGTTCGATTCCCAACCTTGCCGATTGTTGATGTGTGGCGAAATGGGTAAACGCTATTGCCGTAAGATAATTCGTTGAAACCGGCAACTTAGATGACGAGAGTCGCGACAATCATGTGTGGTTCAAATCCACACCACATCAATCATACGTCGGTTTAGTGCGAGCTGTTATATCTTGAATAGCGGTTGCGTAATGCTGACGGTCTGCAATATAGCAGTTTCGGAAAAATAAAAGAAAACACACAAAAACAAGTTGCTAGTAGGTACGCGCGACTGAAAGCAATGGGGTGAGACACTTCAAAATTCTGTAATGTGTTTTGGACGCCTTTTGATGGAGTGTATCTTGCCTTTTCAAAAATTCGGTAAAATCAGTTGCCTAGTGATTGCAACACGAAAAGCGGAACCGTGACCGCCTGACAGCTGTTTTTATATAAATCACGGAGTTATCGGTACGGAGGTAAATAATATGCTATCAGAAAATGAAATCCAAACAAAAGTTAATTTCTTATCATCAGCAAGGTGCAATCACACATTCCATAAATACATTGACATAACAGGTGACTTGATAGAGGGAACACTTTTATCGAGGATTTTATATTGGTTTGCGCCAAGTAAAGACAATAAGAGCAAAGCTAAGATATACAAGGACGGCGAATATTGGATTGCAAAGCAAAGAAAAGACTGGTGGGAAGAAATAAGGATTACTGAAAGACAGTATGACAAAGCAATTAAATCGTTGGTGAAAAAGAAATTTGTAATTACAGCAAAATACAAATTCAACTCAATGCCGACTATACATATAAGACCTAATTATGATGTTATCAACGCAGAAGTTAAAAAATGGGAAGAAAATATCAGACAAGAGGTTATAGCAGAAGATAGAGGACAGGAATTACATAAACAGGCAGACGGGAATGACACAAAATGTAATTCCCAAGGGAATAACACAAAGTGTAACTCGGGAATGCCACAAAGTGTAACTCTTTTAACAGGGATTACTAACAATGATTACTTTAACAATAATTACGAAACAGGGATTACTGATAAGGTACATACATCAACTAACATTGATGGAGAGGTACATACATCTGTTTCCGAGAAACAGACGGCAAGAGTCACCCGACAAAATATGCAAGCAAAGAAAGATGATATGGTCTATAGGTTCTCTGAAATCTGCGACAACAGTATTGAAAATAAGACAGTCGGAGAAGTAGTCAAAAACGCATTCCGCAGATACATGAACCTGTACGAAACATATTTTTGCAAGGTTCACCCAATCTTGACCGATAAGACTCTGACTAATGTATGTCTGTCGCTTTCTAATGTGACCGATACGGAGCATAATCACTTTGAGTGGACAGATGTTTACCTAGCAGACGAAACAGGGCTTACTGGGCTTGATAGAATGGTTAACGAGCATTTCGGACGAACACATAGAAGAGAGACTAACTACTCAATAACACATTTTGCTAAAAGCGACTATCTGTTACAGTTGGCACAAGGCATTATTGAGTACTAAACGGAGGTATAAGTATGGCAAAAGGAGTTAAGACACGAAATATTGAATCATTCCGAGAGGGATTGATGGAATACGCATATGGCAGATGTTCACAGGCACAAGCTGCAAAGATTGCCGGTATGAGTGTGCCGACATTTAGGAAGTACGCAAATATGCATTTTTTAGGTATTCCATTTCCCGACACACTGTTTAAGGCAAAGGAAGAATAACCAATGAACACAAATTGTGTGAACTGTGGCGCACCGATTGACAGAAAACTTAATAAATGCCCTTATTGTGGTACGCCTTATGACTACAGTGGCTTTAATGCAAGTTTTGAAAAAAATGCGCTTGGAACTATTTCTATTGCCGGGCAAGAATATCAAGTGTATTTAGGCGAATGTGAGGTAAACACAATCAATATGGAGTGTGGCAAAGGCATAGATGGAAGGCTTCGCAGAGACAAAATTGTTAGCAAACGAAAATTTACTTTGATTGAGGTGTAATATGTGTGAATTTTGCGAAAAGAAATGGAATGAACGTAATTTAGAGTTTGAGGTAAAAGAACTGTCTGAAAGAAAAGAAAGCAAATACAACGAGGGTTACTATACCGGAATACAGACATATGTCGACATTGAGGACAGCACACTAAATATATTTGCTTGTCTTGACAACGAACATATAAAGCCTTTAGGCATGACTAAATCCGTAAAGATTAATTACTGTCCTATGTGTGGCGAAAAATTGAGAGAGGACTAAGTATGTGTGAGTTTTGCAAAAACGGAAAACGAGACATAATACTAAATGACGATGGCAGTATTATATGCCTTACAGCAGATGCGGTTGTTGCTATTGATAGAGACACAGGCAAAAAACATAAAAATCAAATAGCAATCAATTATTGCCCTATCTGCGGTAGAAAGTTGGTGGAATGATGGCAGAACCTTTAAGTAAATTAGCAGAAAAATGTAAAAGTTGCCCTAAATCTGGAAAATGTGACCATAAAAGAATGGAGTTATGCGCCTTAATGGATTTGCCACCACAAAATCTTGCAAGTGCTACACAAGGCATTTTGATAGACAATATGTCACCTATATTGAGGGAAGAAATAAAAAGTCCTTTAAGTCCATTTAGGTACAAAGACGAATTAGAAAAAGCAATAAATGATTCCCATTTTGGAAATATGTTTATGTATGGTGCTTAGAAAGTTGGTAGAAGAAATGAACGAAACTATTTTATATATTTCAAAATCAGAACAGGATATACAAAGTTTTCTGAAATATCTTCAATCAAAGCTAAAAGCAGAACAAAAGGAATGTACCCTAGATGAAAAACACAATATTTTAAAAGTGCCAAAATATTACGATATTGTCGGAAAGAGCGTTCACGGCACCATGCTTGGTGCAGGCTATGGATATTGCAAATATTATTGTTTTTCAGAAGCGTATGATAGAAATAAATACAGCAATGCAGAAAATGAAAAACTTAAAGAAATCCTTATGCACACAAGAGAGGGTGCGGAGAGAATATCGGGGCTTGATATTTTATGTATGCTAGGGTTGGTTTAATAGGCGGTGGAAGAATGAAACATCAAAAAGAATGGCACACTTGCGACAGGTGCGGAAAAGAAATAATACGATACGATGAAAAATATGCATATATCAAAACGAGAGAGATAAAACCTCTTTACGAAAAAAGCATATGCACAGCCGAAGATATAGCAAAGGAAGTGTTTCCAATGGCTATATGGAGAGATGATATGCAATACGATTTATGCCCTAAGTGTAGGAAAGATTTTAAGAGATTTATGAGAAATGGAGCATGAAAGAAAATGGTGCACTTGCGATAGGTGCGGAAAAGAAATAAAAGCAGGGTTATTGGGTACAAACTCAATCACAAGAAATGGCGTATTGAGTACGACCTACGATTTATGCAATGAGTGCATGGAAGATTTTTGGGGGTTTATGAGAAATGAAACTGACAGTCGGAAATAGCGTATATGAAATGAAGGCAGAACAATTAAAAACTGTTTTACATGTTGCAAGTAAACAGGTTCCGTTTGGAATTTATGCGGTCGGCAAAAAAGGCATGGCTATTCTTTTGAAGGAGACCTATTCCACCCATGAGGAGCTGAAAAAGGCTGTTTCTGATTATGCGATGAAAGGATTTAAGGTTTATTATAATGAGCATGGCAGAAGTAATTAAATCAATAGAGCGTGAAGCACTTAGAGAAGCACAATCGCACGAAATAGGTGATAGAGATGGCAAGCCTATAGAAACATCCGATTTTCATGATATGACTATTGACATTGATATTTCAGTCGATGCAGTCAATGAGTACGCAAAATCAATTCTAGGCAGATACCCGAAAAATAATTATGAATTTTCAAGAGCATTAGAAATGAAAATTCTAGAGGAAACAAAATCATTAGCGAATAATGAGAAAAAGGAGTGAGATTATGTTAATAGTTGCATTACAAGATGATGTAGATAACTTATATGCCATATGGAATACAGTTACAGACAGATTTTTGGGTGTTAATTTGGACAGAGACTTTGCAATGGACGCAATAATACAATATAAGCATTGCTCTATAGCGGAAGCTAATTCAAGACTAGACAACCCACAACCATTTTCTGATATTGCTAAGGCTATTTGCAATAGCAATATTAAAAGTGCATTAAATGTACTACGCACAAGATGTCACGAAAACGCAAGAGATAGTTTTGATAAAGGCAATTATGGAATTTTGCATATAGTTACAGCAGATGAATTAAAATAAATAATTGCTGATTATCAGTAGAAAGAAATTATTATGAAGAAGAAAATTATAGCAATTGTATTAGGATTAGCATTGTGTTTTGGAATGACTGGATGTGCGTCATGGGACAGAATGGTAACAGATATGAAAAGTGATGTAAATGGCGGTATGCAAAGAACAATTACTGTATACACGGCAGATGGTAAAGAACTTGCAACATACGAGGGAAAGATTGATATTGATACAAACGATGGTGGATATGTTAAGTTTGACTTTAATGGAAAGAGATATATCTACTACAATTGCTTTGTAGAAAGCATTGCAGATATTGATTAAGTGATATTGCCGACTACGGACTAATTGTAGTTGCTGACCTTAGAAAGATAAAGGTTGATAAAATATAAAAGAAGGCAGAAAGGAATATATCATGGCTGATTTGAAAATATTTACAGAAAATATAGAACACGAAGCATTAAATCAGATATATACGCTTGTAAAACAGCCGGCATTTTCGGATTGCAAGATAAGAATTATGCCAGATGTTCATGCGGGAGCAGGGTGTGTTATCGGGTTTACTGCTGATTTAGGAGAAAAAGTAATACCGAACATTGTTGGAGTTGACATAGGCTGTGGGATGCTTACTACGAACTTGGGGAATATTGATATTGATTTTGAGAGATTAGATAACATCATTAGAGAATATGTTCCAAGTGGTAGAAAAGTTCATGAAGAAGAAAACTCATCTGTCGCAAGCGATATTATTGAAAAATTGTATTGCAAGGAACAGTTGAAAAATATAGATTGGCTGAAAAGAAGTTGCGGCACGTTGGGAGGCGGCAATCATTTTATCGAAGTTGATAGCGATAGCAAGAATAATAAATATCTTGTTATTCATTCGGGAAGTAGAAATGTCGGAAAGCAAGTCGCAGAAATATATCAGCAAATGGCGATTGCTGATATTTCGGGAAAATCGAATTTTAAACAAGACAGTGAGAAATTGATTGCTGAATACAAAAAATGTAAAAGAGAAAGAGAAATCAGCAAGGCTATCAAAGAATTAAAGCAGTCCTACGAAAAAAATACAACTAAAATCCCTAGAGAGTTATCATATCTTGTTGGGAAACATAGAGAAATGTATTTACACGATATGAAATTATGCCAAGAGTTTGCGGAAATTAACAGAAGAGCCATTCAGAGCATTATTTGCTACTATATGGGCTGGGAAGTTACAAAAGAAACGGAGCGATTTCAAACGATTCACAACTACATTGAACACGATACAAATATTGTTCGTAAAGGTGCTATTTCTGCAAAAGCGGGTGAAAAAGTACTAATACCAATAAACATGCGTGACGGTTGTATTTTGGGAATTGGCAAGGGAAATGAAGATTGGAATTATTCAGCACCGCATGGAGCGGGGCGAACTATGAGTAGGTCAAAGGCAAAAGAAAGTATTTTGCTAGAAGAGTATCAAAAAGCAATGGACGGAATATTTACAACATCTGTAAATACATCCACGATTGATGAAAGCCCTATGGCATATAAAACAATGGATGAAATAATTGGAAATATAAAAGATACTGTTGAAATAGTTGACATTATAAAACCGATTTACAATTTCAAAGCAAACGAATAAAAACAATTACCGGCTACAGATTGCTTGTAGTCGCTACCCTAGAAAAATTATAGGCAGAGGTCTATAAGCACCTTTGCTTTTTAAAAGTGGAGGTGCTTTTCTTATGGCTAGTCAGAGCCTTATTTCCACAGTAAACGGATATGAAAACTACATAAAGGATAAAGGAAAAGACGAGCAAGTAATTAATGCCTATGTAGACGCCTGCAGTGTAGCCATAAATGGCGAGAAAGATATTGAGTATGGACTACAGCTCACCAAGAGAGCAAAAGAGCTTATAGAGGGCTTCTGCACGGCTAAAACGGGTGGTACGATTTGGGATTTGGATTATTACCATTTTAAGCATGAGACTACACCATATGACTTAGTTAATCACTATTTTGATTTATTTCTAATGGAAGCTCACTATAAGTTTGAGAGCTTTATGATTTACATGGAAAAAAATCGTCCACCATGGGAAAGATTTTATTTGCCGAGAAGAAATCCGTTAAGCAAAGTCGCACAGCTCATTCAAGATTTGTACGATGACAAGCTCGATGAGGGTATGGTGTTTTGCCCTGGACGTATCGGAAAGACTCAAATCGTTAAAATGGGTAATTTGTGGTTTGGTTCAAACAGGCCTGAGAGGTCAAATCTATATTCTGCATATTCCGACAAAATAACCGGAGGATTTTACGATGGAACATTAGAAATGGTAAATGACCCAACGTACACCTACAAAGATATTTACCCTAAAATTGTAGAGAAAAAAGCTATCACAGACGGAAAAGACCTTACGATAGATTTCTTGCGTAAAAAAACATACCCAACATTTACCATGCGCTCTATATACGGAACACTGAACGGAGCGTGTGACTGTGATGGTTTAGGAGTATATGACGATTTATTTAGTGGTATTGATGAAGCATTAAGCGAGGATAGACAGGCTACAGTTTGGGGAAAGTTTGATAATAACTTTATGCCGAGAATTAAGCCTGGCAAAGCAAAGTTGTTAGGAATAGGCACGAGATGGGCACCGAAAGATGTTCAAGGACGCAGATTAGAATTGCTTGCAAATAATCCTGAATATAAAAACATACGTCATAGAGAGGTTATAATTCCGGCACTCAATGAAAATAATGAGAGCAATTTTGACTATCCCTACAAATTAGGATATTCCACATTAGATTATAAGCGTAGAATGGCTTCATTTGAAGATAATGACGATATGGCTTCATGGTTCGCCCAATATCAGCAAGAGCCGATAGAAAGAAAAGGCCAGATGTTTAATATTGATAACATGAACTTTTTTGACCCGGCAGAAATTGAGGGAATAAGACCTGATAGAATTTTTTCGGCAAACGACCCGGCATATGGTGGTGGAGACTTTGTATCAATGCCGATTTGCTATGAGATTGAAAAGGAATACTATATCGTGGATGTTGTGTATAACGATGGCGATAAGGATATAACAATTCCCGAAGTAACAAGTAGAATGGAAAGTCACTTAGATAAATTCTCGAATAAAACAGCAGAGGTACATTTTGAGGAAACAAAAACAACATCTGCCTATCGTTTGGAGTGCGAGAAAATATGGAAAAAAGATTGCTACCCAATATTGACAAGCCATGACCCAGCAGATAACAAAACTGCAAAAATGGACAGAATTAAAAATCATGCGCCGGATATAAGAAAACTGCATTTCATAAAACTTGAAAGACAAACTAAGGAATACAAGAAATATTTTCAAAACGTTCTTTCTTGCACATATGAGGGCAAAATGAAACATGATGATGGTGTTGATTCTACTGCACAGTTGTGCGATATGATTTTTAGGGAAAAGCGGATAGCAAAGGTTGAAGCAGTACACAATCCGTTCAGAGGAGGGCTTTATTAATGAATACAAAAACTTACTTAAACCAAATTAGCAGATTAGATAAAATGATACAAAACAAACTGTCTGAAATATACCGGCTTAAGACAATAGCATGTAGCGTTACTGTTTCAACGAACAAAGAAGCGGTTGACGTTTCATCGGATAAAGATAAATTAGGCAGTACAGTAACTAAAATTGTGGACTTGGAAAAAGATACAGACAGACTTGTTGATGAATTTATGAGAAAAAGAAATCATATTATCGGTCAAATTGATAGTATGGAGAATACCGACTATTATCATGTACTCTCAATGAGATATGTCAATCAAAACACTTTTGAAGAAATCGCCCAGGCTACAAATTGGAGCATAAGAAAAATATTTACAATCCACGGCAGAGCCTTGCAAGAGTTTGAAAGGCTTTACGGAAAAGAATATCTTGAAAATGTGCAGTAGTGTGCATAGTTTTGCATATCATTGCATATATACACTTAAAAAATTGACAGTTATAATATAACTATGAAAAAATCGTAATTCGTTCATTGCGAAAATCTCTTTTAGAAATGGCGCTCACAGATTGTGGGTGCCATTTTTAGTGAATCGAGGGTGACATGAATAATCAGAATATTGTACCAACAGGAAAACGAAGTGTAATGTGCCCTCGTTGCGGAAAGTTATTAACGTGGGTAAATAAAAGCGACAAGAAACACCACAAAGTAATATGTACGCACTGCCGTAAATGGATATGGTTTTGGGCTGGCACACAAGAATTTCAGATAAAAGAGGTTCCGCAGAGAACTTCTGCAAGTGGCATGAGGTTTTATTGATGTATAGGTACGCACATAAAAACGTAAGACCTTTTTCGGCTGTCTGTCAGAATAATTACGGCAGACAAGTTATTTTCACACGTAAAAGGCAAATCACAAAAAACAACATAATCGAAGAACTGAATAAAGCACTTGTGATTCACGAGCAAAATGCTATTGAGATTGAGTATCTTGACAGATACTATCGTGGTGACCAACCAATTTTGTATCGGCAGAAAGTGAACCGACCGGAAATAAATAATAAGATTGCTGTAAATCTTGCGTATGAGCTTGTTGAGCGCAAAACCGCAGAGATGTGTGCCGAGCCAATCCAATATGTGCTGCGTGGCACCGATAACCATAAGTCGGAAGAAATCACACAGCTTAACATTACGATGGACTCTGAAAGTAAACAAGAGTGCGATATAGACATACATCGTTGGAGAAGCATATGCGGTACCGGCTACAGATTCATCGGTAATGATGACGGACAAGGACAGTTGCTTGATGAGAGCGATTTTTACTTATCTTCTGAAAATCCAATGTATACGTTTGTAGCATACTACTCAAACGGACGTCCGGCATTCTCTTGTCAAATCGGAGAGGACGAGAACGGAGCGGATATTTATTATGTGTTCACCGACAATGAGTGGTTTGATATTCGCAACGACAAGATTTATGCAAGTGGAATAAACGGCAATAGAGCAATTCCGGTGATTGAATATCCAAACAATGCAAGGCGATTATCTGACATCGAAATGACTATTGCAATTACAGATGCTATCAACGTGCTTACATCAGACAGAATTAATGGTGTCGAGCAGTTTGTGTCTGCATGGGTGAAATTCGTTAATTGCGAGATTGACATAGATACATTTAGAAAAATGCGACAAGAGGGAGCATTGGTAGTTAAATCTAACAATGGTTCAGACAACAAGGCTGATGTTGACGTAATGACGAGCGAGCTTAATCAGACAGAGGGGCAAGTGGTATTCACTGACCTTTTTGAAAGATTTTTAAGTATTCAAGGTCTCGCAAATCGTCAGGGCAACACAGGCGGTGACACCGGCTCGGCTGTAGAATTGAGAAATGGACATTACGATGCTGGACTTAGGACGGCTATTAATGAGCCTATCCTTAAGAAATCAGAGAGAATGGCACTTAGGCTTATTCTTAACAGACTGAGAATTAATAAGGGCTTTACGCTTATGCCTAGCGATGTTGAGATACACATTAATCACAACAAGCTAGACAACATGCTTGTTAAAGCAGAAGTGCTTGAAATATTACTTAGGTGCGGTATCAATTACAAGAGGGCTGTTAAGACGATTGACATGTTTAGTGACCCTGAACAAGTCACTCTTGAAAGTGCTAAGCGCATGGAAATGTTATTCCCGGAAGAACAGCCGACAGCAGCTACACCTAACAGTAATAACGATGATAAGAACAATGGAAAGACAGCCGATGAATAATTGGCTGTCAATTTATTTTGGAGCTTGATATGGCAGACGAAATCCACGCACTTAACAAAAATGAAATACAAGACATAGATTACGACACATATTTTGGTGAGATGGATTTATCTGACGAGGAAAAGGAAGATAGAAAAAAACTTGCTGAAAAGTTTGAAAAAATCTTTGTTATGCTATTTGCCTTGCTATCCGGCAAGGAAGAAACAGAGATAACAACTATCACTAAAGAATTTATCATCAGATATGAGAGCATTGCCACACAGTATTGTAAGGCAAAGAAAACACCCTCATACATTACGGATTATGCCCGGTACATTGTGAATGAGGTAGTTGACGCTACCACACAAAATACCGAAGTAGAGTATTTTACTTCACAGAAAAGAGCAAAAAATGTAGCTGCGAATGAAGCTAATACAGTTGGCAATTACAGACTACAAACTGAAATGGTAAAACAGGGCTACAAAACAAAAGAGTGGCGCTCGAAAGAAGATTCACATGTCAGACCTACACATGCAGAAGTTGACAGAAAGAGAATTGATATTTTTGAGCCGTTTGAGGTTGGAAATTCACTGATGATGTTTCCAAAAGACCATTCTTTAGGGGCACAAGTAAAAGAAATAGCAGGGTGTAGATGCAGTGTTAAATATTACAAATAATGAGCAACTTGTAAGGAAAACTTATAGGTTGCTTTTTATTATACAAAATTTGCAGTTGTGCGTTAAACAACAGAAAAACTCGGCGGGAGCGACCCGCGATAACAAAAGCGTGAGTTACGGAGGTAATTGAAATGACAAGAAATGATGTTTTGAAGCTTTTCCCGGACGCAACGGATGAGCAGATAACAAATCTGCTTAACAAGAGCGGTGAGGAAATGGCAAGAGAGAAAGAGAAAGCCAATCAGTATAAAGCTAAAGCCGACAAAGCTGACGAGCTACAGACGCAGCTTGACGAGCTACAGGCTGGCAACATGACAGAACTTGAAAAGGCAAATAAAGCCTTAGATACAGCCAATCAGCAGATAGCCAAGCTACAGAAAGATAATGCTGTCAGAGATTTACGAGAGAGTGCAATGTCTGATTTTTGCATTACTGCCGAACAAGCAAAGACAGTAGTAAAAGAGGACGGCTCTTTTGACACGGCAGTTCTTGGAAAAATTATGTCCGACAAAGAAGCCAATGCGATAGCAGAGTATGAGAAAAATGCACTCAACAACACTCCAAATCCAAGCAATGGCGGTAACAATAATGAACCCGACTCAAAGCCGGCAGATGTAGCCAATGCAGAACAAATCTCATTCGGCACAGTTGCAAGCGCTGAAAGTCAGAACAGCTATGTAATTTAAAACAGGAGGTAGAACGATGGGAAAGCCAATCGTAAGAGACTTTACACAGGGTAAAGGAATTTTAAAATTTTTCCCTTATGAGGGTGCAGCGTGCCTTGTACCACAGACTATGGTAACAAGCGCAGATGGAAACGGAATGAAGATTGTACCGGCCGGTACACCATTCCCAAGCAATGATGCAGAGTGCAAGGGCTATCTGTTACACGATGTAGATGTAACAATGGGTGATGCGCCTGGAACATATGTATATCAGGGAACTATTGATTGGGAGAAAGTTAAGTCGCTTTCAATCGCAGATGAAGCTAGAACTGCAACACCTAGAGTTACTTTCTATGGTGCACCAAAGATTGTAGCAAGTAAGGTTTAAAGGAGGTAGAAGAACATGGCATTACCATTAGCAGAAGCATTTACAGCGAGAAGCCTCGGTGTAATGTGGAACAATTATCAGAAGACATTAGGAACTGCCCCTTATCTTGGCAGACAAAAATTCGGAACACGTAAACAGGATTCACTCGACCTTAGATTTATCAAGGGCAAGAACGGACTGCCGGTGTCACTCAAAGCTTCAAACTTTGACGCACAGGCAGAGCTAAGAGATGTTGGAGGTTTCTCTGACATTCAGAACTCAATGCCATTTTATCGTGAGTCTTATATGGTAACAGAGAAAGAGGAACAGGAGTACGACAATTACAGAACTTCTGAAAACTCTAGCCTTGCCAATAACGTATTACGTGAAATCTCAAAGAAACCAATGAACCTTATCGAGGGCGCATTAGTTGTACCGGAGAGACAGATTTGGCAGTTACTTGCACCTACAGATGGTGTACCAAGAGTAAAAGTAACTATTGGTGACAAACCTTTTTACATTGACTATCTTGCAGATGATGAGAAATCAGAGCATACGGCAAAGCATTACAAGACTTTTACAGGCACAAGCGCATGGGACAAGTCGGATACAGCCACACCACTTGACGATCTTATTAAGACCAAGAGAGATTTCTCAAAGGCTACAGGCTACTCACTTACACGTTTCACCATGAATACAGAGACTTGGGAAATGGTTCTCGGAGCAGAAGATACAAAGAAACAGGTGCTCGGTATCACTGCTTACAATGGCGGTATCAGATTACAGCAAGGACAGGTTACTGAATACCTTAGAGGATATGGTATCGAGATTGAAGTATACGATAAGCTCTATGTTGACGAGTCAGGACAGACACAATACTTTGTGCCAACAGGCATTGTATCTGCGCAGTCTGCCGGAGTATTCCTTGGAGATTACACATTCGGTAAGACTCCGGAGGAAAGAAGCGGAAGTATCACAGACGGAAACCTCTCACTTGTTGAGACAGGTGTATCTGTATACACATATGCTACAAATCATCCTATCAATACTCACTGTATCGTATCTATGATTGGATTACCTACATTCGAGGGTATGGATAGCGTTATGGTTCTCAAAGTTAAGGAGGATTAAGGCTTATGATAGCAACGCACTCTATAAAGCATGATGGAGTGTGGTATAAAGTCGGAGACGAGGTACCGGAAAGCAATAGCAATTCGGTACCTTCTGATTTTATGAACCCACCTGAAACACCATACACAAAGACGGAAATTAACAGAATGTCAACAGCCGACCTAAAGAAGCTTGCGAGTGAAAATGGTATCGAAAATGCCACAGAAATAAATGGCAGCGACTTGAAGAAAATGTTAATTGAAAAATTTGGATTATAAGGAGCTTGGCATGGAATACACCACATTAGAGCAAGTCAAAATCAGACTTAAACAATTTCATATTGATACAGTCACGAATGATGATGAAACAACATCTGATGTGGTTGTATTCGATAAAAAGGAAGATAACCCACTCATTGAACAGCTCATTAAGCAAGCCACGGAAGATGTAAAGGCAAAAAGGTGTTATCCAGACACTTTCACTGATGATGATATAACTGCCGATTTAAAGCAGTTTGAAAATGTCATTATCAATCTTGCTGTATACGACCATTCACAAGCCGGTGAGAACTACATGAGCGCATTGAGTGAGGGTGGAGTGAGCCGTACATGGAAAGACAGAGATAAGCTGTTTGTCGGAGTATTTCCTTTTGTCAAAGTGCTATAAGCAAAAGAAGATTGTGCGTTACCATTTTACTGATGTCGGTAACATGGTAGCAGGCGGTACACATTAAGTGGTGGTGGGCGGTGTGCCAATTACCAAAGATGAAAGGCTGTAAGATGAATAATTTAATCTATCAGACATACATTATTGCCTTACCGATTGTTCTAACAGCGCTTTTGGGTTATATCGTTTGGCTTTTACAAGAGCAGAAAAAGCAAAAAGCGATAGACACAAAAGAAAGAAACGAGCGCATTGAAGAGGAAAAGAAGCTACGACAAGCGAACGGAAAAGGTACAATGTTACTTTTACGAGTACAGCTTATCGAATACCATGATAAGTACATGGAGCTTGGTGAAATCCCATTATATGCGTATCAGAATTTTTGCGAGATGTATGACGCATACCACACGCTCGGAGGTGATGGCGGGGTAACAAAAATGAAAAATGAGATTGAGGAAATCCATTTAGGCAAAGGAGGGAAAAACTGATGGACTTTACACAAGTACCTACAGTAGTTGCTATTATGGTAATTACTTATTTAATCGGATATGCTTCAAAGCAGATACCACAGGTTAAAGATAATATTATTCCTATTATCGTAGGTGTAGCCGGTGGAGTACTCGGTATTGTTGGAATGTTTGTAATTCCCGGTTATCCGGCAAACAACATTCTTGATGCAATAGCCGTTGGCATTGTGTCGGGCATGGCAAGTACCGGTGTTAATCAGATTTATAAGCAGGTAAAGAAAAATGCTTGACATCAATAAGCAAGCCATGAAGTACGCGCTTCAAGGTCAAACTGTCACAGTATATGACAAAGACGATGACGGAAATCCAAAGTTTTACGAAACAGAGGACGGAGAGAAGATATACTACACGCATGAAGAAACAGGCTTTTCGGAGCCAATTGATTTTCGGGCGAATATATCGTTTGACGGAGGAGAAGCACAGAACAAGGAATATGGCTTTAATACGGCTGATTTTGATGCTGTTTTGCTGACAGACAGAGGAGAATACCCTTTTAAAAAAGGTGACATTATTTGGCTTGATAGCGAGCCTACAAAGGACGAAAACGGATTAGTTGATTCAACTTCCGCAGACTTTACAATAGTGGGAGTAAAACCCTCTCTCTATTCAGTTAAATACATGCTCAAAGCAGTCGTGAAAGAAGTGTAATTATGAAGATTGACGTTTCCCTGACAGAAAAATCTATACAAGATGCGATAGACAAGCTTGAAAAATATAAAGACCGCTTACAAGACAAGTGCATAGCGTTTGTTGGTGAGCTTGCTAGTAACGGCATAGCCGTAGCACAAGCAAATACAGGCAATTTCGGGCACTATATTACATTTAGTTACGAAATTAAAGATACAACGGACGGCTGTACAGCTATTGTACTTGCCACGGAAACAGGGCAGATACAAAGCACATGGCAGACGGCAGATGGGCTTAAGACAGTTGATGTATCGCCTTTGCTTATGGCCGAATACGGCTCAGGCTGGAGAGCTAAGCCGCACTTCAATGATGCGAGAGGCGGTCAGGGAACTTTTCCGGGGCAGACACACGCATTTGACAGTGAGGGTTGGTATTGGAGAGACGAAAGCGGAGAATTACACCATTCATACGGCATTACACCTACAATGCCGATGTATCACGCATTTTTAAAAATGGAAAATGAAATCATGAAAACGGCACGGAAAAATTTTAGTTGAGGTGATAAAGTGGCGAGTCAAAATCAATGGGTCTACGACCTTGAAAGCCTCACATATGCAATTGTAAAAACCCGATGTGAGAAAAAATTGAAAACTAAATATCCCAAGCTAAAATTCACACAAGAGGAACAGTCGGACAGTGCAACGGCTAGCTTCCCAACGGTGCTAGTTCAAGCACTCGAACCTATTGAACAGAATGAGGATTTAGAGTGTGAAAGAATAAATACAGTGTTATTTACGGCACAAGTAATTGTTACAACGAATAAAAGCCGTTCAGAAGCCTTGAATGTGGCACAGACAGTGGCTAATGAATACAAAGCTATGTCATTCAAGCTGACAACAATCCCATTCGCTAGAAAAAACGGCAAAATATGGACAGCAACATTACGTGCTAGGCGGTCATTCGACTGGAACGATAGATTATAAGAGCCTTTTGGCTCTTATTTTTTTATGAAAAATTAGGAGGTAATAAAAATGGCAACAGGTTTAAAAAGTAGAATTGCTTACAAGACACCAACCGCATCCGCCACAAGTGGCGATTACTGGGCTGGAACTTACAAGCTCTTACTTAGAGCAAAATCAATTCCCTCACCATTCGGCTCACAGAACATGGTAGATACTTCAACTCTTGAGGATTTAGTAGAGACACAGGAAATGGGCAGACGTTCAGCCGGTTCTATGGAAGTTGAGGGAGCTTTTGAGAAGAAGTACAAAGACGAGATGGTAACCAATGAGGGTAAGAAACTTGACTTTATCATTCTCTATGGTACAGACGGAAAAGGTTCAGAAGGTATCTGTGCTTTTATCGGTCAGGAGTCATTCGCCCCAGGCGAGGCTTCTGATGACCACTTAACAGGAACTGCGACTGTATCAGTACAGACAGTACCTAAGTGGATTGAGGATAACTACGATGTTGCGGTCACAGAGGATGACCAAGGCTATCCAGTAGAAATCACACTCACAAAAAAATCATGAGCCAATCGAAAAAAGCCGTAGCGGTTGGCTATGATGATAGCACGGCTGACAGCGAACTTGAAGAAACAATATAGTAAGGTAATGGAGGCAGTTTTATACTGCCTCTTTCCCTATATAAATTAGGGAGAAAGGGAAAGATAAAATGAAAATTAAATTAAATGGAAAAGAATACACAATTAAATTCGGATATGCACCGGTAGTTAAAAATAAAATTATCCCAAGGCTCGTAGGAATGAAACAGCAGGGCGAGGGACTTGAAGTCATTGACAACATGCTTGAATTTTTACCGGAGTTTTTGCTTGTAGGCTTGCAAAAATTCCATGCTGACGAATTTGGCTTTGATTTTAACAATAAAGAAGCAAAAGAGAAACAGCTCGTAAAGGTATACGATTTACTTGACGATTATCTTGACCCGGAGAATGAAGAGGGCGGAGATTTACAATCACTCTATAATGACTTGTCTGCGGAAATGGAGAAAAACAGTTTTTTATCCAAGATGTTGGCGAAAGAGGTACAGACAGCCAAGAAGAAACCAATCAAGAAGTAAAAGAGCTTACATGGGAAGTATATTGCAACGAAATCCGCCCATATTGGCTTTTGGTAACTAAAGGCTATGGATTTAGCGTTGAGGACATAGATATGTCTTGTCCGGCTGATTTAGAGCCTTATTCAAAGGCTTATATGCTCGAGCAAAAAGAAGCCGACTCCAACATGTGGGCTTGGTGGGGCACATACGGACTAAGCGCAACTCTTACAGCAATTGACAGAGCTTTGAATGGCAACAAAGCAAGAGCAAAATACATTGAAAAATCGTTAAATGAGCAATACTCAGAAGATAACGAGCCTAAATACAAGGAGTCTAATGAGGAAATTGCCGTTTATGAAATGAAGCAACGAATTAACGCATTAAGACAGTCAGGATTACCTGAAAGTCCTGATTAATGAGGTGAAAATATGGCATATAAAGGAATTGACGTATCGTCATATCAAGGAAATATTGATTGGAGTAAGGTTAAGTGGGCTGGGGTTCAATTTGCAATCCTTAAAATAATCCGCAAAGACCTTAATCCGGATAAAACCTTTGAGCAAAACTGGAAAGGCTGTACTGATGTAGGAATGCCAATACAAGGTGTTTATAACTACTCATACGCTACAACAGTAGACAAGGCAAAGATGGACGCAAATAAGGTCATTCAGACACTTAGCGGAAGAAAAACCTTTGTTTGGTTGGATGTTGAGGACAAGTGCCAGCAAGGACTCGGACAGACGCTTATTGATATTATCAACACATATCAGAGCGTTATCAAGAGCGCCGGACTTAACTTTGGTGTATACACAGGGCTTAGCTTTTACAATCAGTACATTGCACCATACGCAAATCAGATTAATTGTCCATTTTGGATTGCACGTTATCCGTCAACTAAGGGAATGTCTATAGGTGATGAGCCTAACAGTGCAAAGAAGCCTGTTATTCAACATCCTCTGTATGGCTGGCAGTATTCAAGCGCGTTTACTTGTAGCGGTCTGAATAACAGCACAGATGCTAACTTACTATACATTGAACTTAATAAGGGTGATGGAATAGAGAATAGTTCGGCACCAATAGCAACTCCGGTAAAGAATAACGCTTGGAAAGGCAATGAGGAATATTACCTCGATAATGATGATGTAAGAAAATGGCAACATGCTATGAACATCGGATTTGACACAGACGAGCTTAAGGAAGATGGCAAGTTTGGAGCTAACTCACAGAGATTTGCTAAAAATCACAATTTGTGGAGTGGACAGAAGCATAACTGCCCGACAGCTATTAAGTGGCTGAGAAAAACTCTACACGACAAGTATCATTTTTACAAACTTGATACCGATTACGGCAAATGGACGGACTATCTCACTAAATGTGTCAAAGTATTTCAAAAGAATAGAGGTCTTAAGCAAGATGGATATGTTGGATTAATTACAACATACTATCTGCTCAAAGACTAAATACATGAGAGCTACTTTAGTGTAGCTCTCTTTTTTATTACATACAGGGAGGTGAGAAAATGGCAGAGAGCATTGAGCTTCAAATCAAGTCGGACGCGCAACAAGCGATTAAAGCCATAGGCAATTTACAAAGTAAGTTGCAAGGACTTGGAAGTACTCTCAATTCCCTCAATGGTGCAAGCATAAGCAATTTTGCGAGTGGAATGTCGCAACTTGCAACATCACTTAGAAGTGTGAGCAGTATTGACACTCGTACCTTTAGCAAGATTGCGACTAACATGGAAAAGCTCGGCAATCTTGATACTGCAAGACTTGTCAGCTCGGCAAGTGCCTTAAAGAACATGGCAACAGAATTGTCAGGCTTTGCAAATATCTCAAAGCAATCAGCAGAGATTACACAGTTAACAGCTTCAATCTCAAAGCTCGGTTCAAAATCAGCCGGTTATGCTGCGGAGAACATCAGGAACCTTGGTGGCGCCTTGAAAGAGGTAATGGCAACATTATCTAACGCACCGAGAGTCAACAGTAACATTATTCAAATGACTAATGCACTTGCTAATCTGTCGCAACAAGGCGCAAAAGTTGGCTCGGCTAGTAGGTCGCTCATAACAGGCTTTTCAAACACAACTAAGTCAATTAAGAGTACAAGAAGTGGATTCAGGGGCTTAGCTTCAACTATCGGTAAGTTTTACGCAACTTATTGGTTGGTTATGCGAGCTGTCGGAAAGCTAGGCGGTGCAGTTGATTTAGCAAGCCAATTAACCGAGGTTCAAAACGTAGTAGATACCACGTTTGGTGACATGGCAAGCAAAGTTGATGACTTCACAAAGACATCAATTCAAGATTTTGGAATGTCAGAACTGACAGTTAAGCAAATATCAAGCCGTTTCCAAGCGTTAGGTACTTCTATAGGCATTTCGTCAGAACAAGTGGCAAATGGTACAGCTGTGGCAAATAAAGCTCTTATGAGCCAAAATAACACACTATACAAGACTACAGACAGCATGGCTGATATGTCGCTTAATCTTACAAGGTTAGCTGGCGATATGGCTTCATTCTATGATGTAGACCAAGCTGATGTTGCAAAGAGCTTACAATCCATTTTTTCGGGAACAATCGCACCATTAAGGAGATACGGACTTGATTTGACACAGGCCACACTTTCGGAATGGGCTATGAAAAACGGACTTGACGCAAATATCAAGTCAATGACGCAAGCTGAAAAGGTATTGCTAAGATACAACTATGTCATGGCAAATACGCAAGCTGCGCAAGGTGATTTCGCTAAGACCGCAAATACCTGGGCTAACAGTGTAAGAGTCCTTAAGCAAGAGTTCCAAGCATGGGGCAGTATCATAGGTAGCGTAATAATCAATGCTTTAAAGCCATTTGTTCAAGCCTTAAGTAAAGTAATGCTCAAGGTTATCAGTTTCACAAGAACTGTAGCTGACGCACTCGGAGCAATCTTCGGATGGACTATCGAAATAAGTGGTCGCGGTGCCACGGCTGACGGCATGGAGGATATAGCTGACGGAGTAGGCGATATTGGCGATAACGCTGATAGCTCTAATAAGAAAGCACAAAAACTGAAAAAGACATTGCTTAGCATAGACGAGATACACGCACTTGACGATAACAGCGATAGTGGCAGTGGCGGAGGCTCGGGCAGTGGCGGTTCAGGCGGTGGTGGAGCTGGCAGTGGAGTTGATAGCTCACTGAAAAAGACCGATGGATTGCTCGAAAAATACAAATCATCAATCAAAGATTTATACTCACTCGGAAAGTACATCGGTGACGCTCTTGCGAGTGCTATGGAGAGCATTGATTGGAAGAAGATTTATCAGAAAGCTGACAATTTCGGAAAAGGACTTGCAGACTTCCTTAATGGTTTAATCAGCCCAAGACTCTTTTATGACCTAGGCGCAACAATAGCCGGTTCACTGAATACAGCTTTGCATTTTCTCGATTCATTCGGTACAACATTCGACTGGACTAATTTTGGCTTGTCGATTGCTAACGGCATTAATGGATTTTTTGAGAATTTTGATTTTGCGTTACTAGCAAAAACTATTAACGCATGGGTACAAGGAATATACACCATGCTAACCACGGCAATTAAAAATGTGTCGTGGAAAGACGTACTAAAAGGAATTACGGACTTTTTAAGCAATTTGGACATTAAAACTGTTGAGATAATAGTTGGCACATTGCTGATAAAAAAGATAATTTCGCTAAAATTAGGTTCAGTGGCACTCGCTTTTATTGGAAAATCATTATCAAAAGCGATAGCACAGGCAATAGCTTCAAAAATTGGATTTGAGCTTGTAGAAGGAGCCGGCATTGGAACGGCAATAATGCAAGCATTTAAAACCATTTTTGCTTCATTATCAACAAATCTTGGATTACTCATAGAGGGATTATTCAGTGGTTTAAGCTTGGGTGATGCAATAACGGCTGCATTCGGAACGGGGGCAGCAGACCTATTAGCAACAATCGGTTCTGCTTTTTCGGCAATAGCCGGAACAATTTTATCTATCGTAAATTTTGTCAAAATGCTAAAAGACGGATTTAGCTGGGTGAATGAGATTTTAATGGTGATAGGTGTTGCATTAGCTACAATCGGAGCAATATTAGCTGGTGTTGCAGCATTGCCGGCGGTAATTGTTGGAGCAATAGTGGCGGCAGTATCAACAATCGTTGTTTTAGTAAAAGATAATTGGAACACAATTTGTGAACTATTTTCAACGGTTGGCGATTGGTTCAATGAAAATGTCATTGAGCCTGTAGTTTCGTTTTTTAAAGATATGTGGAAAACCATAAGTGGCTTTTTCGGTTCTCTATGGAAAGACATAGTAACTGTGTGGCAAGGAGCTTCGAAATGGTTTAGTTCCACAGTAATTGAGCCGATAGTTGGCTTTTTTAAAGGCTTTGCTACACGAGCACAACAGATTTTTCAAGGTATTTGGATAATAATCCAAGCAATTTGGATAGTAGCTTCAAGCTGGTTTAATAATAATGTAATTACTCCAATTTCAAATCTGTTTAACTTTTTAAAAACACTTATACAGACAACGATACAGACAGCAAAAGATTTTGTATTTTCAACATGGCAAGGGGTGGCAAGTTGGTTTAGCGGTACAGTAATACAACCGATTTCAAACTTTTTTAATATGTTGAAAGCTGGTATAACATCGGCACTTAGCACAGCAAAGAACTTTGTTATATCTACTTGGCAAAGCGTGGCGGGTTGGTTTAATGGCAATGTTATTTCGCCTGTTGTAAACTGCTTTAATATTATGAAAAATGGAATTACAAACGCATTTAATTATGTGTGGAGTTCAATAAGAGGTGGTGTTACAGGAGCCATGAACTACGTTATTTCTAAAATAGAAAACGGCGTTAATTTTGTTGTCAGTGGAATTAACTCTTTATTAAGAGGATTTAACAAAGTTGTTTCTATGGCTGCTAAGGTGGCCGGTACAAATTGGGGTGGAGTATCGTTGGTTCCGAAAGTGCATATTCCAAGGCTTGCTAGTGGTGGAATTTTCCCAAGGGGAGAGGACGGCATGGCTTTTATTAATCATAACGAGTTAGTCGGTAGGTTCTCCAATGGCAAAAACGTGGTAGCAAATAACCAACAAATCACCGAAGGAATTAAACAGGCTGTCATGGAGGGTATGGCACAAGTAATGATGAACTATAATGCCGGTGGAAACCCTGCGCCTATCATTGAGAACGTGTTTAAGTGCGACAGCGAAACACTCTATCGCATGACACAGGTAGGCAAAGCAAAGCATGGACAACGATATATTGTAGCAAATGAATTTGGCTAAGACACTCACCCTTGTGTGGGTGTCTTTTTACGAGGTAACAATATGGCAATGATGTTAGTAGACGGAGTGGAATTACCTACTCCGTCAACTTTTGAATGGGGCATGATTGATGTGTCTGCAAGCGATAGCGGGCGAACACAGGACGCTCAAATGCATAAAAACAGAATAGCACAGAAACGACAGCTTAAATTGTCGTGGAGTGGTACAGACACAGCTAGGACAGCAAGGATACTTCAAATGGTAAACCCCGAATATATCAGAGTGACATATCCTGACGCTATGAGTGGCACTGATGAAACACGCACGTTCTATGTGGGTGATAGGAGCGCACCTATCAAGATATGGACTATCAACAATAAGAGGTACGAGACATTGAGCTTTGACCTCATAGAAGTATAAGGCGGTGATTAAATGCTTAACGTATCGGCTAAGTGGCAAAGAGCAGTAATGCTCGATAATAATATAAACGTAAATTGTTTTGCTGACATAGTTACGGCAAGCGGTGAAAAAATACCTATTAGTGATAGTGAGCTGTGGGCGAATGGCTTCGAGGTCAATGACTCAACATCGAGCAATGGCACTTTCACAATCGGGGCTTTGGTTGCCGGAAAACTGAAAATTAAGCTGAATAACATTTATGAAGATTACAGCAAGTATGATTTTGATAAGGCAAGTGTAACAGCATATGTTTCAAAAAGCTTTTCTGATGGCACAACCGAAAAACTAAAAATCGGTGAGTATAGAGTTAGCGAAACAAGCTATGACGGCTCACTCATAACGCTTACTTGCCTTGACAATATTAATAATTTCAATCGCGAGTATGACAGCAATTTAAGCTACCCTACGACAGCATATGAGGTAGTCAGAGACGCTTGCATTAAGTGTGATGTACCTTTTACTATGGCGAGATTTGACAACTCTGATTACGTGATTAACGAGATACCAAGTAATAATCAAAAACTCACATATGGACAGGCGATAGCTTACATTTTGCAGTTAAGCGGATTATGGGGCAAATGCGGTCACGATGGCGAATTGCTTATCGAGTGGTATGATATGAGTCAGTTTGGGAGCCAAAATTACAATGGCGGAACTTTTAGCACAAAAACTACACCATACTCTGACGGAGATAGTGTTGATGGTGGAAATTTCACCGACTATTCAAGTGGAGATGGTGCTGATGGTGGAACATTTACAGAAACGAGAAATTACCACAATATTTACACGCAAAAAGACTTGAACGTTGCGACTGATGATGTTGTTATCACCGGGGTAAAGGTAACTGTAACCTCAAAAGAGGACAAGACAAAAGATGTTAATGCTCTTGCCGGAAAAGAGGGATATGTAGTCTCAATCTCTGATAATCCGTTTATTTCGGCAGAAAAGGCACAGACAGTTGCAAACTATATCTTCAAAAAAATCGGAGGCATGAGGTTCAGACCTCTTGACGCTACACTCTTGTCAAACCCACTGATTGAGAGTGGAGATGTGGCACTTGTAACGGACCGCAAGCAAAATACCTATAGCTGTTTTATTTCTAACCGAACATTTACAGTTGGAAGTGGCACTAAAATTTCGTGTGATGCCGAAAATGCTTCAAGAAATAGTGCTGATAAATTCAGTAGTGAGACAAAGGCTGTCGTACAAGCTAGGAAAGTTGCACAGATACAACTAAGTGCATATGACAAGCAAATGCAATTACTGACACAGCTAATGTCTCAATCACTCGGACTTTTTAAGACCGAGCAGAAACAAGAAGATGGCTCAATCATTTACATTATGCACAATAAAGCCGACCTTAATTCGAGCAATATACAGTGGAAAATGACAGCTAACGGCATGGCTGTGTCAAGTGACTATGGTAAAACATGGAATGCCGGAGTTGATAAAGACGGAAACGCTGTTTTCAATGTTATGTCAGCTATTGGCATTAATTTTGACTGGGCGCATGGTGGTACGCTCACTCTAGGCGGTGAGAATAACACAAACGGCAAGCAGTATGTCAAAGACGCAAAAGGAAAAATTCTGATTACGCTTGATAACAAGGGCATTACGCTCGCTGACGGAGTGAGTATTTCGTGGAACAATATCTCAGACCAACCCGATTTTGCAACAAACGATAAGTTAAACGAATTAAAAGACAATATTGGCTATACGCAAATAGGAAAAGAGTATGTTATTTCCCCAAAAATTGTAGGAGCATACGGCGAATTTACAAAAGCTTTCAATGTTGATGTTGTCAACCCGTCCACAGGACTCAATCAAAGTTTTTGGGCGCAAGACGCGGAAACAGGGACAAAAATAAGCGGAAATTACAGTGGAAATGATATTGATAATAATCTTACAGTAAATCCAGAGGGAGCAAACCTTTTTTCAAACGTTGGAGGACATACTAGCGGTATGGGCTGTGGCGGTGGCTTTGCAAGCATAAACGGTGAAACGGTTAATGTAAGTGGAACTAACGTTGACATTACCGCAAACAATTTGACTCTTAATGGGGTTGAAACTGTTTTTGGCTCAAAAACATTTACCAATGAAAACGGCTGGTATTGGAGACAGTGGACAGATGGATATATAGAAATGTGGGGAAGTTTTCCCGCGACTGTCTCGTTTGGCTCTAAATATGGTAGTCTGTATTATACTTATGGAAGCGTATATATGCCAGACGGAATAAAAAGTATCTTACATACTACAGGTACTGTGTTTTGTAGCGCCGGCGGGTTGTATTCTATTTTTTTTACAAGATGGAGCAGTAATGAGTTGGGGTTTTGTATAAACTCGGCTGCTGCAGAAACAAACAAACAATTGTATTTACAACTTCACGTTTTAGGCAAATGGAGATAATTGATGAAAGCGAGGCGTAATTTATGGCAATTCAAATGAGACGAGGGGCATACGCGGAGTTTGACCCCTTAAAAATGAAAGCTGGAGAATGGGCGGTATCGACCGACTCCGACACGAAAAAACAGCAAATATGGATGTGCTTCGCGCCCGGAATAGTTAAGCGGATGGGAACCGTTGAGGATTTTAACACTGAAATTCAAAGACTTATTCAGAACTATCTTGACGGCATGGCAGAATCGGTAGAAAAGGCTCAAGAATCAGCAGAACTTGCCACAAGCAAAGCTCAAGAATCAGCTGTCTCTGCGAGTAACGCTAAGGCGAGCGAAACAAATTCTAAGACTAGTGAAACTAATGCTAAGAAATCAGAGATTAATGCGTCTACAAGCGCAGCCAACGCAAAAAACAGTGAAACTAATGCCAAGGCTTCTGCTACCAGCGCGTCAACTTCTGCAAGCAATGCTAAGGCGAGCGAAACAAATTCTAAGACTAGTGAAACTAATGCTAAGAAATCAGAGATTAATGCGTCTACAAGCGCAGCCAACGCAAAAAACAGTGAAACTAATGCCAAGGCTTCTGCTACCAGCGCGTCAACTTCTGCAAGCAATGCTAAGGCGAGCGAAACAAATTCTAAGACTAGTGAAACTAATGCTAAGACAAGCGAGACTAACTCTGCAAAGAGCGAGTCGGAAGCACAAAAATACGCAGAGCAAGCCAAAGAAATATCTGAGAGCCTTAGCGGAGCATTAAGACCTCTTGGAACAATCAACTTTGCCGACTTGCCGAGCACAGCGGATGCTAATTCTGGTGATATGTATAATATAACAGGCCAATTTACTACGACCACAGATTTTAAAGAGGGGGCTGGTAATATAATCCCCGCCGGCAGTAATGTATATCTGACAATCGACAGATATTGGGATGTGCTTGCCGGCACACCGGTAACAGGAGTAAAAGGCGCAAAAGAAGCTTATTATCGCAGAGGAAATGTAAACATAACCCCTACCAATATCGGAGCGGTTGCAGAAGATGGAAATATAAGCGATACAACAGTTACTTTTGCCGATGCAACAACTAGAGCAAATCTTGTTTCTGGCGAAAAAGTGTCGACCGGCTTCAGGAAAATTAAGAAGTGGTTCGCTGATTTGAAAAGCTTTGCTTTTAAAGATTTAGCGAACAATCTCACGACTACTACCACTGGCAGTGCATTAGACGCGAGTCAAGGCAAGATTTTAAAGGACAAATATGATGAATTAAACCAGAGTTTAAGTTTTAAGGTAAATACCACTGATAGCCGACTGTCGGATGCCAGAACTCCGAAACCTCACACCCATGATGATAGATACTATACTGAGAGCGAGATTAATACTAAGCTTAATGCATTAGTAAAAAATCATATTGTTGTCTCGCGTAAGACTGAATTAATAACAGTTACTGGAAATTCCGATAGAGAATACTCTTTTTCATTTTCTTTGCCAAGCGATGCAGAGATTATTACGCAGATTCCTATAATTTATGCTGGCGGCAAGGGCATATCAATTGGAAGAAATGTCAATAAAGATTTTACTGTACTTCTTTGGAATAATAATAGCAGTACACAAAATGTCGGGGTTATTTATTATGTAGTGTACATCATATAAATAAATGTATTGGAACATAAAGCGTTGAGAGCCGCCTTCAAATGCGCCACATAGTGCCTATTGTTATGGGTATGATTAGCTTCAGACTTGGAATTCAAGCTCTTCTTTGTATTATCTAAACTCTGGTTTAGCAGACTATCACAAATAGGATTTTGCACATAAAAAGAGAGGGCATAAGCCCTCTCTGATTATTGCCCTATAAATACTCCAACATCATCTGCAAATGGATTGAAATTGTAATCCATTTCAATACTTTGCGCGTTTGTTGGAACTTCAAACGATATATCGACATTTCCGGTTCTGCCCGGTGAAAGCTCTAAAATCGAAGAGCTGTCAGTCAAATAAAGCTTGTTTTCGACTTGCACGTTATCAGCATATCCAGTTGCATTAGTATAAGAAAAACTAAATGTTTCATCACTATTATTTACCACTTGAAAGCTAAAAGTAACATATTTATATCCGCTTTTAGGCTTTTCGTAATCATAATTCGTATTTTCATAAAAATCAGTTAAAGCTACATTTATGTTGTCTTGATAAGTTATTCCCTCTCCGACACGAGCTTCAATCCTTTGATAATCTTGCGAGGAATTACCCTCTGTCTCGGCTTCTATTTCACTCTCAATTTGATTATTGGACTTCTTGTCACTTTTAGCGGTATCAGTACTTGAATGGTCTACAAAAATCAATCCTAAAGCAGAAAGAACACATATCACAATAGCAACAATCGAACCTACATGGCGCCTTGGAATTTGTTCTGAACTCTTAAGAGCTAAATCAATGATAGCAAGTATCAGTGCTGTTATGATACATATTACATCGAGAAAAAGCGGTGCGCATAGTATAAGCGGTAGGCAAAAGCAAATAGCTATTGTGCTTAATACAGAATCTTTCTTTTTAAACGGCTTATCTTGTATGTATAAATTTACATAATAGCTTGAAGTTTTGCGGTCAACGAGATAGTTACTCTCGATGTGTCTACAAACCATTTCCATATTGCCTTGATAATACTTATCTAAATCGCCAATATTAACATAATGATTGTTAATGCAGTATTCTCTATATCTTTTCATATAAAAAATCCCCTTTCTAGTTCTTTTATCCTATTTTATTCTTTTAGAAATCAATTGTCAATATTCGACACAATATTTATTTTTCCAATGCTAGACTAATGATGTTCTCAAACAAGAGAACTCTTCAAGTTTCGGTAGGGCGGTGGATTTTTCTGCCGTCCTTATTGACGTTTAAGAACAAATGTTCTATAATGGATGTATCGGAGGTAGTATTGTATGGAATATAAGGATGAAATAATTAAAATGATTGAGGGCTTGGAAGATAAAGACCTGTTACTGTACTTGTACATATTTATTAAAGGAAAAATAGAGGCAGAGTAAAAACTCTGCCTTGTAGTTATATTTTCTTTTCCCAAACGTTACCGCACTTTGAACACACAAACTTTGTTTTGCCGTTTTTACCTTTAATTCCGGTAGCTGTACCGACAACGGCACCGACAGGTCCGAAGAGACCGCCTACTGTGTTGCCGACAAGTGCTTTACCGAATGAGAATTTTTTCTTGGTATCAACAGGTATGCCAACACCATCACAACCCCATTTAGGACATTTAACAGTTTTACTCATAATAAAATACCACCTTTCTTATTAATTTAATTTATTTTGAGTATTTTTCATACATTACATCTATTAAATTCATAATACTTTCTTGCTCTTTATCAGACAATTTAGATAACTTAAATACATAATCTTTGAGCTTGTTGTCTATATTTGAAAGGTCATAATCTGTATTTGCTTGTTCAAATATAGGGTTACTTTCTTCACCTGTAACTAGATATGACAAGGTAGTTCCCAAAAAATCAGCAATTTTCTGCATATTTTTAGTTTTTGGCTCGCTCTTTCCTCTTTTCCAATCAGATAGAGTCATGTTTGAAATGCCTGTAGCTCTTGAAACATCGGCATTTTTTAAGCCTTTTTCGTCTAGTAATTTCTGATAATGTTCATACATAAAAAATCCCTCATAAATTATTATGGAAAACTTTAAAATAATGCTTGACAATTAAAGAAAACCATAATATACTAGACCTAGATTAAGGAAAGCCTTAAAACCTAGGTTTTAATTTTGTTATTTTGTTGTCTTGGTAAGTTTCATTATAACGGATTTCCTTAATAAAATCAATATATTTTTAAGGAAAGGAGCGTAAAAAATGAATAATTCTAAGAAATATGCTCAATCATATTCGAGATTTGAGCAAATTTTGAAGAAAAAGGGTATCACATCATACCGAGTAGCAACAGACTTGAACTTTTCACCCATGTTGCTTTCAGATTGGAAGAGAGATAAAAGCAAGCCTAAGTTAGACACAATGATTAAAATTGCAAGCTATCTTGATGAGCCGGTTGAAAGTTTCGTGGATTAGAAAGAAAGGAGATGAAGAGGTGGATACAAACGACATTCATAAAACTTGTGAAGAGATAATGGGAAATTGCAAAAAGGCAAACACCATGTCAAACATAGCGATTGTCTGTGGAATTCTTTCAATATTAATCAATGTCCTAACTGGGATAGATAAGATAGAAAGCTTTGCACAGTCTTTATTATCTTATCTGCATTAATAAAAACAGAAAGAATTAAAGATAATACTGAAACTATCGTAGATATGTTTGCCCGTACCGCAGAAGTGACAGATGCTTTACTAGCTTTTTGAGATTCTTTAATAGCTAGTTCAGCTTGCGTTTTGGAACTTTCTGCAATTTCTTTAGCAGAATCAGCCTGAGATTTAGCACATTGAGTTCGGAGAAGTCCGAACGGCAGTAGTAAATGACGAACCTATGTTTTGCTTAATTGATATTTGCAAGGCATTGGAAATCAAAAACGCTACAGATGTAGCAAAGAGATTAGATGAAGATGAACTGACTAGATTAAATCTAGGCAGTCGAGCCGGAGAGACAAATTTCATAACAGAAAGTGGTTTGTATGCAGTGATTCTTAGAAGTGACAAGCCTAATGCTAAGAAGTTTCGCAAGTGGGTAACAGCAGAGGTACTTCCGTCAATTAGAAAAACAGGCAGTTATGGTATGCCAAAGACAACAGGCGGTCAGATACAGCTTTTGGCACAGGGCTATACAGAATTAGAGCAGAAAGTAAACGACATTAAAGACGACGTGAGCGAGCTTAAGGAAAATGTACCACTTTACAGTTGCGATATTGATGAGATACAACAGCATGTTAAGCGCAGAGTTGTAAATATCCTTGGTGGCAAGCAGAGCGAAGCATACAGGGATAACAGTATCAGGCACAAGACATTTTCTGACATATGGACGCAGTTAAAGCGTGAGTATGGTTGTGTATCTACTTATAAGAGTATCAAGAGAAAGTATATAGACGATGTGCATGAGTTCATTGATTGCTATGTCGTGCCTAAGTATCTTGATGAGCTTATTCAGGATGCAAACGCTCAACAGAGTTTTGCATAGTGAGGTGATTGTATGAGAAAAAGAACTTTAAAAGAGAAGTTTTACACCGGCTGTGGCTATTCGATTTTCGGAGCATTAGCTTTTGTATTTTTCCTCGGATTATCGGTGGCATACGGAATTAAGACAGCGAGTATTATCGTTGGAGCAATCGTAACAGTATTTTGGCTGATACTGATTGCAATATGTCTCATAGAGGAGGGCGAACCGCATGAGAAAAAGAGAGCTGATATTGATGTTATCGACTTTAATAATTGGAACTATGACCTTAAAGCCAATAGCAACGAGAGCAGATAGCAAAGTTGAGCCGACAGCCGGAGTTACTTCCTATTTAAATGATGTAATGCTAGGAAAGATTGAGCCAACAGTAGTTCAGAATGAGCCGGTTGTAGTGGAGCAGACATATAAAGAACCAACAGTTCCGACTTGCCACAAGAAATACAGTTGTAGCCGATTTAGGAAGCTAGGACGAGTCAGATATGGCAATTACACTTATACGTGGTACTCACAGAGAGTGTTGCCTGGGGGCGGTTTAAATATTCCGGGCAGACATCTAAATGAGCATGGACTTGTTGTAGATGAAAACGAGTACGTTGTAATTGCAAGCGATGATTTACCACACGGAACTGTAGTTGATACTCCAATAGGTCTGCAAGGAATTGTATATGACGAGGGAAGCGGAAATGGAAATCTTGACATCTACTGCGATTGGTAGCCAATTGAAACGTCAGAGTGCTAACGATTACCTACAAGAACTATATCGAGCTAAACGGCACAAGGACAAATCGTTTGACTTTCAAGCGTTACTAGATAAAGAAATGGAGAAACTGAATGAGCGACAATGTAAGACGAATTAAGTTAGGCGATACAAGATACCGATTGAAGCCATTAACAAGAGAGCAGAAGCTATTGCTCAACAAGGCTCATTATGTGGCGAGCGAGTGGCTTTTTGTGTCGGAGTCGGACTCATACCTAAGAGTAGTGAAGAAATCAAGCCTACACGGAAATTTGATTCTAAAAACCATAAACAAATAATAGAAAGAGAGGAAACACAATGAGAATTATACATATTTTTGCGCAGAATTTTTGTAAATTCTATGGCAAAAACACATTAGACGCAGATTTTTCAATGAAAACTGTATTGTCCGGTCAGAATGAAGTCGGCAAATCGACAGTTAAGAGAATTATTCTTGATGTGCTGAATTGCCATGACGAGAACGACAGAGAAATTACAGGCATAAGACCACATGATGAAAACGGAGTCGAGATTGACGATGTTGACATTGTAAGAGCTGTTACCTTTGAAATTGGTGGAAAAGCAAAGAATCTAAAAAAGGTTACAAGGCAGAAACGCAACAAAAAGGGCGAGATTACAGGTAGTGTTACTGATTACTCAATCAATGATGTGCCTTACAAAATGGCAGACTACAATCAGTACATCAATGACAATATGGCAGAGCTTGGAGTATTACCATTTTGCTTAAATGCCATGACATTGCTTAACAAGTCACAGGCAGAGCAGAGATTAGCACTTGCAAGCTATTTTGGTACACGTACTGATGAAGAAATCTGCGATATGTTTCCACAGTTTGCCGAACTTAAGCCGATGTTTGATGATGGCGATGTAGACCAGCTCAAAAAAGTATGCCGTGGCAAGCTAAACGGCACAGGCGCTAGGAATGGCTCAAAAGGACTGATTAAGGAAAGAGACGAAATCTCAACAAGGATTGATACAATTCATTCCACCAATGAGTATACAGACCTTGCAGAGCTTGAACTACAGAAGAAAACCTATGAGCCACAGCTTAAGGAAATTGAAGATAAGCTATCTGACTACAACAAGATTTTAGAGGATAAGCGGAAAGCCACAGAGGACATTATGAACCTTAAATTTGAGCTTTCAGACATGGAGAGAAAAGCCAATGCCGACAATCAGAAAAAGCGCATGGAACTACAGTTACAGATTGACGGCTTCGATGTTTCAATCCGCAAAACAGAGTCAATGATAAGAGCCGGAAAGACTAGCATTAAAACCTCTGAAAGAGAGATTGAAGATTGCGCAAGAGACTTAGCAAAGGTACGTGCTGATTGGAAAAAAGCAAAGGCACTTTCCTTTGATGAAAGCAGTGTTAATTGTCCGATGTGCGGTCAGAGATTGCCGGAAGATACAATAGAGAGTTTGAGAACTGATTTTAGTGATAAAAAATTGAAGAAGCTTAAAGAGCTTGAGGATAAGGGCAATTCATTATCAAGTGTCAGCAAGGAACTTAAACAGGCTATTGAGGACAAGAAGAAAGAAATAGCTGACCTTGAAGCAGAACTCAAGGAGCTGACAGAAAAGCGTGATACTGTTGCTGACGAGTTTGAACGTGATAACATCGCTAAAGAGCTTGGAATGGTGCCTACTGATGTTGACATGACAGGTAACAGTGAGTATCAGGCACTTAAGGCTACAATCGAGGAAAAAGAGAAAGCCCTTGCCGATGAAAATGATACATCGGAGCTTATCAGAAAGCTCAAAAACGAGCGAAACGAACTGTTAAGGCAAGTGTCATCGACTAATGCGGGGATTGAGCTTGGTGTGGCAAACAACAAGCGTATAGACGATAGCATAGCAGACCTTGAAGATAAGAGAAAAGACCTCAATCAAGAGATAGCTGATTGGGAGAGAAAACTTGATTTGCTGAAAGAGTTTACACGTAAGAAAAACGAACTCTTACAGGCTGATGTAAATAAGTACTTGGATTTTGCCACAGCAAAGCTGTTTAGACCACTCTTAAATGGTGATACTGAGGAGTGCTGCGACTTTGTTTACAATGGCGAAGCATATGCAAGAAATCTCAATCATGGTGCAAGAATGTTAGTGGAGGTTGACATATGCCGAGCTTTTCAGAAAGTAGCAAGTGTTAATTTTCCAATTATTATTGATGATACAGAGAGCGTTGACGATTGGAGAATACCACAGATTGATAATCAGTTAATCTTGTTAAAGCATACACAGGACAAAGAACTTGTGATTGAAAATATGGAGGAATAGAAATGATTAAAGCAGAAGACGGAGAAGTTACATTTAGAGGTGTAAAAAGTCGTGTTATGGCAGAGGCGGTCACTGTTTTACGTGCGCTTAAAGAGGCAGTTTCAGAGGAAGAGTACAAAATGGTAATTAGACTTGCTGATAAAAGCGAGGAACAGTTGAGTGGCGAAGCCGAGAGAATGAGAGAAGTGATTAAAAAGTTACTTGGATTATAGGAGGTTCAACATGAGTATTAAGAAAAGAAATTATTACATGGGCGGTAAAAAACATACTGTAGAGCTTAAGTATGACGGATATATGTATACAGTCATATCTGACGGAGTTTTATTCAAGCAGACACCTAATGAACTGTTTGCGGTTCAGGTTTTCAATGAGATTTAGGAGGATTAATTATGGCAGAGAATACACAGATAGTTGAGTATGAATCAAATGGGGAAATGGTAAAAATTTCTCCAACAATGATAAAAAGATACCTTGTAAGTGGCGGCGGCAATGTATCTGACGGAGAAGTAATGATGTTTATGTCATTATGCAGATACCAGCACTTAAATCCGTTTTTGAGAGAAGCATACCTTATTAAGTATGGAAGCAACGACCCAGCCACAATAGTTACTGGAAAAGACGTTTTTACAAAGAGAGCCAATGCAGACCCACGATATAAGGGAAAGAAAGCAGGAATTATTGTAATTAAAAAGGACGGAGTCGTTGAAGAGCGAGAGGGAACAATGGTTTTACCTAACGAAACTATCGTAGGTGGCTGGGCGAAAATCTTTATTGACGGAAAAGAGGACGAGTATCAGTCGGTAGGCTTTGATGAGTACGCAGGAAGAAAAAAAGATGGTTCGCTTAACAGCCAATGGGCGAAAAAGCCAGCCACGATGATTAGAAAAGTAGCTGTTGTACAGGCTTTAAGAGAAGCGTTTCCAGATAGATTTCAAGGTTTATATGCACAAGAGGAATTTCAAAATGTATCAGATGTGAAACTTGATACAGAAAAGGTTGTTGCTGATGAGATTAAAGAAAACGCAAACACAGTAGATTTTGACGAGGACAACATAATTGATGTGGAGCCGACTGACACAGCCGACAAGCAGTCAGAGGAACTACCGCCGTTCATGCAGAGTGAGGAGAGCTGATATGAGAGTAATTTCACAGACAGGAAAAACAGATGTTTCTTATGAAAACTTTGTTTTTTCAATATTAAATAGTAGTGGCGGGAATTATGGAATTGTTGCGGTTAAAAATGTCGCAGAACCGCCGGAAGTGTTTCTGAACAGTCTTATTGCAACTTATTCCACCAAAGCAAAGGCACTTAAGGCTATGGAAATGCTTAGAGAAGCATATATCGGTATGCCGATTGTAATGCAGAATGTTGATATTTCAGAAGATGTGGCAAAGAAATTTGAAAGATTAAAGAAGTGCGGTGTTATGGTGCAAATAAAAAATCAGCCGTCAAAAGTAGATTTTATCAATAATGCTGTTTTTCAGTTCCCACAGGATGATGAAATCGAGGTGTGAGTATGAGAATTATTAAAGGTAAAGAGAAAGAATACAAGGATTGGTACGACAAGAATAGTGACGGATACAGCAGAGCTTGTTTCACTTATGCTGAAAGGTGGGCTGAACTGTTAGAAGCAGAAATTGACAAGAGCAACGATGTTACGGAGTGCTTTGCTGATAATGCAGACAGATTGAGCCGTGAAGCAGACACAGAGGGCATAACAGGATTTATGTACGGATGTGCAGTTAGTATTCTTTCGCAGTGCTGGGAATACGGAGAGTATTTAAGAAAGTGGCATAACAAAAAGTATGACTATGACGGAGGCGGAGCTGTAAATCCGGCAGTTATAACAGTAGGTGCGAAATGATGAAGCTTAAATGTATAGCAACAGGAAGTACAGGCAATACATATGCTCTAATTAGTGACACAGGAGAAATCCTATTACTTGATTTGGGTGTGTCGGAAAAGACTATTAAAAAGGGCATTGATTGGAAAATATCAAATGTTGTTGGAGCTGTAATTTCGCACGGGCACAAAGACCATTCATTATCGGTTGAAGATTTTAAGTTAATGGGAATACCGATTTATGCACCATATTTGAAGATTGATTATATGTCAATGAACATGGGCGGATTTACAGTAAAGCCTTTTGATTTGACAACAATAGACGGAAATTGGACACATACCAATGCAGACGGAACACCTTGCCCGATATTCGGCTTTCTGATTACTCACAAGGAAATGGGGAGAATGCTTTACATTACTGATTGTGAACTAATCAAGTGGAAGTTTAAAGACATAAACCACATTCTCTTAGGTGTGAATTATGATAAGGATTTAATCGACAGAGATAACACAGGCAAAGCTAATCACGTATTCAGAGGCCACTTATCCATTGACACAGCTTGCGATTTTGTTAAGGCAAATTATTCAGATAGCTTGCAGAACGTCATAATGTGCCATTTATCAAGTGAAAATGCTGATAGGGATAGTTTTATCGAGAAGATGAAAAAAGTCGCTTATGGGGCGAATGTGGACGTTGCAGAGCGCAACAAGGAATGGCTACTTGCTAATCCTAATGAGTGCCCTTTTTAGAAAGGAGAAAGATGTGGATAAAATTATAATTTGTAAGCATTGTGGGAAACCAGAGTATTACGGAGAAATGCGTTGGCTAAGCGGAAGATGTAGTTGCAGAAATTGCTACAAAAGTCAATGGCAAGACGAAAATCACAAGCTTTACAGTTGGAACGATTTAGATGGGAAAAGACCAACTATGGAAGAATATGAGAAACAAGAAAGATAATAAAAGTGGAAAGGAGATTGTATGGCTAAATACAAAGATATTTTAGGAAATACAAGAGAGTATGAGGATAAAACAATAACAATCAGCCTTGAAAGATACAATACTTTGATTATTAAAGAAGCTATTGCCGACCGTCTTGTAGAAGTCAAGAAGAAAGAGAAAAAAAGATAATTAAGAGGGAAAGTAGTATATGAGACTCAAAGATATTACAAGGAGATTTGATAGTAGCAAATTCTACAAAGGCAAGTACAAAAAGTTTGAATGTCATATAAATTACTCATCAAATTTAGATAGTTGGTATTACTGCATAGATTCTAATGATGAAAGAGATATAAGATACAACAGCTTATGGAATGAGATAGAATTTAAAAATCAAGAAGATTGTATAAAAGCTTGTCAGAAGTATATTGATGAGGCGATTAAGAGAGAAAAGAAGCAGTAATGAAGAAAGTGAGGAAAAATAATGAATATTGTAGCATTAATGGGCCGATTGACTAGAAACCCGGATATTAGATATGCACAGGGTGAAAATGCAATGGCAATAGCAAGATTTACACTTGCCGTTGATAAGAATTTTAAGAAGAAAGACGATAAGGCGAACTTCATTAACTGCGTGGCTTTTGGCAAGATTGCTGAAACAGTAGAAAAGCACGTATTTAAAGGTTCAAAGATTGCAGTTATCGGTGAGTGGACTACAGGCAGTTACAAGAATAAAGACGGAAACACAGTCTACACTAACGATTGCAACATATCTAAGTTGGAATTTTGCGACAGTAAAAATTCAAGTGGCAGCAGCGCAGAGCCACAGCCAAAACCCGATGATAGCTTTATGTCAATCCCTGATGGTATTGACGAGGAATTACCATTTAACTAAGAGTCAGTTGATTATAGGACAGTCAATAACGGCTGTCCTAGAAAGGGAAAAACAATGGATTATACAAATAAAATATTTGCAAATATTGCAAAGGATATGTCGGAGCAAAAAGATATTGCAGTTGTAAGAGCGTTTGTATTTCAGATTACAGAACTGCTACAGAAAAATGGCATTATGCCAATATGCACTGAAAGATACATGAATATCAATTCTGATAAATCAAGTTACAGTATTATCAAAAAAATCAATATCTCATTCGATGAGCTTGATTGCACCAAGCATGACCGAAAAGTGAGAGAAGAAGCATACAGAGATTTTATCAAAGAATTTGAGAGCAGAGTTGATTCAACAGTTATATCTGAAAAACTCTTTGAAACTGAATGTATATTATTGGAGCGTGATAAGAATGAGATTGATTTACGTGGATAAACTAAAGGAGGATAAAACAATGTGTAGAAAAATGAAAAGAACAATAATAGCGATGACTTGTGTGATTGCAATGGCGGGTTTTAATGCTGTACCAGTATCAGCTTGTACACCACCACTTAATCCACCATCCATAGAGATTCCAGACATCAATTTTCAGCCTGATGGTGCTTTAAAAGATGCAATTGACAACTATGTGAAAAATTGGGTTGAGAAATGCGTCCTCGCTACTCCGGTGGTGGATTATGCATCGTATTACAAGAGCACATCGAGGTATTTTAACTACAGTCACGTAGCGGTAAAATGGTCAGAAGTCGAAAATGCAACGTCTTACAAAGTAAGAATCACAAAGGCTGATGGAACATGGAAAGAATATGATACAACCTATACAGCATTTTATAGTACTAATTACAATGATGATTTTATCGCAGATGGTATGGACGGAGCCACGGTAAGCGTCAAAGCTTATGGCGATAACGATACATTTGGCTGTTGGTCAGATGATACTAATATTACGCGATTTAGATATTAGGAGGTAAGAGAAATGCCAAGTGTAAATTATAAACAATTATATGCCATAAAAAGTAAGAACAGAGAACGCATATTAAACGCTTGCCCCGATATGAAGAATCAAAGTGGTATTTACTTCTACACTAGAACCGATGAAAACGGAATATCGTACTTTTATATCGGTCAGAGCGTAGATTGTTTAGAACGTAGTATATCGCACTTGACAGGCTATCAGCACATAGATTTATCAATCAAGAAAAGAGGATTTTATAGTGAAAAAAATCCTTATGGTTGGAAGTTGAATGTTATGTACTATCCGAAAGACAAGCTTGACGAAATGGAGCAATATTGGATTTTGGAATACACAAAAAGAGGTTATCAGTGCAGATATAACAAGACGGCTGGCGGTCAAGGAGAGGGCAAGGAGAAGATAAATGAATTTAAAGCTCCTAGAGGCTACAGGGACGGCATACAGCAAGGTAAAAAGGTGCTAGCAAGGGAATTATCATCTATCGCAGAAAAACACCTTAAAATCGAAATTAGAGACGATAAGAAGCATAACAAGGTATCGCAGAAACAGTATGAGAAGTTTATGGATTTAATCAATATTGGGAATTGCGAGGTAAATAATAATGATGATTGAAAAAAGAGTTTTGGACGAGTATTCGTCTTGCAGAGCACAACATGACGAGTACATAACCAGGTGTTATTGTTCTAACTGCAATGAATATTTAGGTGCAAAGGATAGTACATATTTGGATAGCAATAATACTTTAAGCAAGGATATGAGATTTTGCCCTTATTGTGGAAAACATGTTTAATTTTTATTGAAAGTGGGCGATTCAGAATGAAGATTTTAAGCAAAAAGAAATGTGAAGAAATTCTGAAAAGAATTACTGCAAATGAAATTATTCAGGTAGAGTACGGACTACACGATATGGAAGCAGAAACAAAGGCAACGGAAAATAGAGCAGAGATAGCTTTTATTGTCGGTGGCATTAATGGAATGAACAAGGTGCAGAACACGTTGAGAAAAAGGTATAACAATATAAACAACGAGGGAAAAGATTAAAATACATCAACCGAAACTTGAAGAAAATAGGAGATTAATTAAATGGCAGAACGTAGAATGTTTGCTAAAAAAATAACTGAAAGTGACGCTTTTCTCGATATGCCGAGCAGTACTCAAATGCTTTATTTTCACCTATCCATGAATGCTGACGATGATGGATTTGTTAATAATCCTAAGAAAATACAGCGAATGTGTGGTGCTTCCGATGATGATTTTAAACTATTGCTTGCAAAATCGTTTGTGCTCTTATTTGAAAGCGGTGTAATTGTGATTAAGCATTGGAAAATGCACAATTACATACAGGCAGACAGATACAGACCTACTGATTATGTTGAAGAAAAATCAATGTTGGGATTAAAGAAAAATAAGGCATATACGCTTGATGTAAACAAAATGGATACAAAATGTATACAAGATGTATCCGTAGGTAAGGAAAGTATAGGTAAGGTAAGTATAGATAAGAATAGTATAGTTAAGGATAGTAAAGATAAGGATATAAAAGAAAAAGATATTGATAAATCAATATCTAAAAAGAAAACTGTTTACTACCCTGATGATGAAATGCTAGAGAGTGCTTTTCAGGAATATTTGACAATGAGAAAAAAAATCAAAAAGCCGATATGCACCGACATGGCATTACACCGGGCTATGAATACTATTGAGAGACTTTCAAAGGGCGATAACGATTTGGCTGTTAAAATTCTTAATCAGTCAGTAGACCATTGCTGGCAAGGACTGTTTGCACTAAAGGACAATGAGCCACATTCAGCTAACAAAGGCACCATTGATTGGGACAATGTATGAGGTGGAGAAATGACAAGAGACGAGACAGTTAAAATTATCCGCATAATGTGTGATTGCTACCCCAATTACAAGCCGAGCAATTTATCAGAGACAGTAGATGTGTGGAATATGATGTTGGAAGAATACAGCTACAGTCAAATATCTATGGCATTGAAAACTTACGTGCATTCCGATGCAAGCGGATTTGCACCGAGCATCGGACAGTTAATTAACAAACTGCATGAGGTTCAATCCCCACAGGAGCTTAACGAAATGGAAGCGTGGCTCCTTGTTAGCAGGGCGCTACGAAATGGCTACTATGGTGCAGTTGAAGAATTTAACAAGCTACCACCACTCGTACAAAAGGCTGTCGGAAGTCCTGATAATCTTAGGAACTGGGCACTGACGGACAGCAAGAGCATTGAAAATGTAGTGCAGTCAAACTTTATGAGAACCTACAGGACAGTTGTTAATCGAGCGAAGGAATATCAAAAAATGCCAAAGGATATACAGGCATTGATTGAAAATGTCAATAGAAGCTCGTATTCAGCTCAAATCGGCACTAAAAATCAACGGACGATAAAATTATCACTCGAAGATAATAAAAGCCAAAATAAGCCGATTAAAGGTATTCCAATGCCAAAAGAAATTAAAGAACGTATCGAGCAGATGAAAAGATAGGAGGTAAAGAGGTTTGTGCGCACAATTAAAGCTGGCTTTACTCCTAGCGAAAAATGATAAAAGACAAGTATTCAAGACAAAGGTATGAAGAACGAAAAGCTAGTAACCTTTGCGTGCTTTGTGGGAAACCGCTTGATAGAGAAGGTGTGGTTTGTACGGCATGTAACAGCAAACGCACAGCATATGGCCGAGAGCTTTATAAGAAATTACAGGCAGTTGGTGTTTGCCCTAGATGTGGTAAGAACTTGCTATATGGTGACGAAAAAAGCTGTGTTGAGTGTAGGGCAAAATCAGCCGAAGCCATGTCAAAGATACGTGCTGCTGATGTTGAAAAATACAATGAGCGACAAAAAGTATGGCGAAAAGCACGATACGAAAAAGACAAGGAAAATGGCATATGCACACGTTGTCGTAAAAGGAAAGCAGACCCGGGGCATACCACTTGCACATTTTGCCGGGAAACAATGAGAAGAGCACGAGTTAAAATGCCTGAAAGAACCGGCAGATATGAACAAGGACTATGTTTTTTCTGTGACAATCCGGTAAAGCCCGGATATAAGGTCTGTGAAAAACACTATCAGCAGAACGTTAAGAATGCAACTTGTGAAAAGGCAAACTTGGCACGACAGAAGATAAAAGAAAGGAATTCACAATGGATTCCTTGAAAGATTTTTACGATTTTTACCGGCCGCTGCAAAGAAAATATGACTTGCAAATGTTCTACAGAACAAATAGCAAGGAAACAAAAATAACTATCCGGTGGCGCGGTAAAGAACTAGTAAAAGTCGCAGAAGAAACTACCGAAGCCTGTTTTAACAGAACGAGACGAGAACTTGAAGAAAGAATGAAAAAATATGAGCAACAAACTGAAACCAAAGAAAAAGCACAAAGAGCCGGATTTTACGTGGACAAAATCCGAGAGAGTTACGCTGAAAAGCAGCAATAACCGCAGAAAGCTCGTAAGCCGGTCTTTCACAGACTTTATGGACTTAGGCTACTATGTACTGTATTTGCACCACGGATTTGGAAATAAGCGCATTGTAAGGCTTGAAAGAACCATAAATGAGTACCTTGACAGGGCGCAGAGCGAAAAAGAAATGAAAACCGAAACGCTTGCCGAACTTTTGAAAGTCAGATACGGCATTGACGTACAGAAAGAGATTAATTTAATCCCAATGCAACAGTTGATTAGGATTTATCAGAGAAATAATCCGCTTACGATAAATGACACACGACAGCTTTTGAACGATACGGCATACAGCTACATGGTTTTAGCATGTACGGCACTTAAGCTGATGTTTAAATTGTCGGTTAGGGAAATTAAAGAGTTTATCGCAGAATTTAGGGACTTAATTGACACGCTGTATAAATTTAATCAATTCGGTCTGACATTGCCAAAAGTGGCACAATGCCTTGCTGATGAGGTTAATTACGTTGATGAAAGGTACATAAAGGTGATTGATTAATGACTTACGCATGGGATAACGACAGTACTCAAAATGCTCACATAAAGCAGATGAGAGACGATAGGCAGAAAGCCTACATGGAAAAGCACAGAGACAATAAGGCATATAAGAGATTTAAACACATGCCGGATTATGGAAAAGGGGTACAAAACAGTGACAAATAGAGAAAAATTTGCAGAACAGATTTTGGATATTGCTTGTGGTGGTAGCAAAATAGCAGTTGACAAAGCAACATTAGAGCCGATAGCATGCTATAAATTAGAGTGTAAACATTGTTTATTCAATACTTACAGTTATGACTATTGCGGAGATAAAACGGAAAAATGGGCGAATAGTGAATACGTTGAACCACCTGTTGACTGGTCAAAAGTTGCAGTTGATACACCAATACTGGTAACGTATAGTGGTATTCACCAGTGGGTTAAAAGGCATTTTGCGAAATATGAGAATGGAAGAGTTTACGCTTGGAATCATGGAAAAACATCATGGACTGGTGAGATGTGTACAGTATGCGAACTAGCTAAACTTTTAGACAAGGAGCAAATATGAGACTGACTGACGCTGACAAACTGAATTTTTCAGAACAACATTACAATAAAAGCCAGATGAAGGCAATTCTTGATTTTGTAGACGCACAACCGACCGCCTTTGATGTGGATGAACTTTTGAAACAATTAGAAGAAAATTTTAAGCCCGATATAGAATGCTTTGATTATGCGGAAGATTATGAGTATTCACTAGAACGATACAACAGAATAATAGAGACCGTAAAACGAGGTGGGAAGGAGCAGTAATGAATATTGATGAATTTATAGAGCATACGAAAGAAACAGCAAGAAAGCATAGATGCCATGCGGATTTCTTTGATATAAATAATCCTATGCGTGCTGTTTGTATTAAAAGCGCAGAAGATTGCGAGCAGTTAGCTGAATGGCTTGAAAAATTCAAAGAGTATCAGCAGTTAGAGGAACAGGGCAGACTTATCAAGTTGCCTTGTAAGGTGGGAGATACAGTATGGGATAATGGCTGTGGCAGACCTTATGCATATACAATAACAGCCTTTTCATTTGGTGAATGTGAAGAATACATTTGTGAACCTGTTACAACAAAAGAAACTGTATTCTATTATGCAAACTCAAGTGGAAGTATCACAGGAAGTTTTGCAGAAAGTGAAATCGGCAAATCGGTATTCCGCACAAAATCCGAAGCAGAAGCAAAACTGAAAGAAGTGAGGTGTGGCAATGATTGATTGTAATATTTGCAAGCATAAAGAAGATTATGATTATTGTACAGAATGCAAACACGGAGAGTTGTTCGAGAGGAACAATGTGTCAGGGTCTAAAAAAGTATCAGTTAGTAACGGAAAAGAATATTGCGGACATTGTGGTTATTTGTCTGAATACGCGAGAGGATATAAAAAGTTTTATTGCATTAGGTGCGGTGGACTTAATTTAAGAAGTTGGAAGAATTGAGAGGTGGAGAAAATGAATAGTTTAGCAATAGGAGATAAATTACAAGAAATCAAAGAAATAGCGATTGGCGGTTGTGAAGATATTGAGGTTTCTGAAAAGATATTTGACCTTTGCGATGAAATTTTGGGGTTAGTTAATTCTGCCTCTTGTAACTGTAAGCACAACAGCAACTCAAGAGATAATGAGTCTTGTTGCAGATGCGATAGCATAACAGCAAATATGAATAAAGCTAAGGTCGATAGCTTAGAAATAATCGCACGAATGTTAGACGATAAGCCTTATTATGAATTGAAGTACAGACAGGTTGGTAAAAAGGATTATTCTATCGGATATAGTTCTTACGATTTAAAAACTGTATTAGGTTACATTGATACATATTTTGAAATTGTGGAAAGCGATAAGCCAACTAATGCCGGCAGAATAAGGAATATGTCGGATGAAGAGTTAGCAGAGTACCTTCCTTGTTCGCATATGGTTAATTGGAAAAAAGGAAGCTATGATACGTGCGTGCATCCGAATGGTAAAGATGGATGTAAAAAATGTATGTTAAATTGGCTTCAATCAGAAGCAGAATAGGAGGATACTTATGAGTAAATTAATTTTTTTCATAATTTTTATTGGAACTGTTATCGTGGGAATTGGTACGACAGATTAGGGAAAATATGAAAGAAGTGATGAGCATGGAAGATAGATACTTATTCAAAGCGAAGAGGATTGATAACGGAGAATGGGTTACAGGACATTATGTAAAAGGTTTAAATATGTATGGCAAAGAAGTTCATCTAATATTTGAACCTAACACAATGTTTTATTCTAGCGGAGAGACAGACGGATGGTACAAAGTAGACCCAACCACTATCTGCCCGATGTACAGGCTTGAAAGATAAGAACGGCAAGCTGATTTGGGAGAATGACATTGTAAAAATAAATAATAGCAAGGGGAATGTGCTCATAACATTTAGAGATTTTGAAATTATATGTACAATTCCTAACGAAAGATATTATAAGCACAGGCTTGAATATGATACTGAATATGAAGTTGTCGGAAACATCTTTGATAATGCAGAATTATTAGAAAGCGAGGGATAGCGTGACAGAAAAGAATAATAAAGAACCAAGCCCATGTAGCGGTTGCAAATACGAAAAAAGTACAAACATAAAGGAACTTTTAGCTTTTTGCACACATTGTAAAAGAGCTTATTCCCACGAAGAGGATAGGGAAATTCACGAGGATAGATATGAGGAGGATATAGCATGACAGAGAATGAAGTAATTAAAGAAGTTAGATTCAACTGGAGTGATGAAGAATGACCAACATAACAACAGCAGTATACACTACCCTCATAGTGTTCGGCATAATCGGTCTGACAGAGGTAGCGTTTGCGCGGTACGGCATCCGTGGACGAGATAAGGCCGATGATGAGATACAAGAGCAGTGGTGCAGCGAAAATATTAAACATTAATTAATTTATCAGAAAGGAATAGGTTGTCGCGACATAAAACCGAGGTTTCCTTTTGGTAAGAGAAAATGTTAGATTTTGGATATTACAACATGGATTGTATGCAAGGAATGAAAGAATTTCCCGACAAATATTTTGACCTTGCGATTGTAGACCCACCATTCGGGGGGGGGCAATCCGATGAATGGGAAAAGAAAAAACGAGGTAGATTTGGAGGGTTGTTCGACAAATATCATATTGACAGTGGGGACTATCCCTAGCTCTAATTGTTGCAGAACAGGCGGAACTTGGTCGAAAAAGTATCAGACTAATGGGAATGCAGAATTAAAGCAAGATATTAGGCACTGGGATATAGCACCAAGCGAGGAGTATTTTGAAGAATTATTTAGGGTTAGTAAAAATCAGATTATATGGGGCGGTAATTATTTTGATTTGCCACCAACAAGATGTTTTATTGTGTGGGATAAAAAGAATATTTCAGAAGATTTTTCTATGGCAATGTGTGAGTATGCTTGGTGTTCATTTAATAGTAATGCAAAAATGTTTAGACATATTCCACAAGGAAATGCTAATGAAAACAGAATGCACCCAACACAAAAGCCTGTAGCACTATATGAATGGCTATTAAACAGATATGCAAAGCCTAACGACATTATACTTGATACTCATGTAGGTAGTGCGAGCAGTCTAATAGCTTGCTACAACACTAACCATAAATTTGTTGGGTTTGAGCTTGACGAATACTATTACAAAGTATCAAAGCGGAGGTTAGATACCGAGATGGCACAAATGAGATTAAGTGATTTTATGTAGAGGTGAAACAATGAAACACTACAAACCAATTAAATGTGTGGTCTGTAGCAAGATATTTACACCGACCGCAGCTAACCAAAATACGTGTTGCGAAGCACACAGACAGCAGAGAGCTACGGAACTAAGAAAAATCAGAGAAAAGAAAAGGCTTAAAAGAAAGCCTGTCAAGAAAAACAAACTTGCAGAAATCTGCGAGATTGCAAAGAGTAAGGGCATGAGCTACGGACAATATATGGCAGAGCAATATAAAAAGGAAGTGATGATAAGATGAATAGCAGAACTATAAGTGATATAGAGCCATTTGAAAGACAATGTGTATACGAGGACAACAAGCCGTGTAACAGCTCGTGCCGATACTCAAATACTTGTATACACAGTGCAAGCAAAACCGAAGAATAGGAGATAGGCTTATGAAGTTTTCAAAACTTACTAAGCCGGAACTTGAAGAAATTTTGAAAAATGCCAATTTCACCAATGAGGAAGCAGAAGTTTTTGAGTTGTTAGTTGCTGATAAAAGCCTTGAAGAGGTATCACAGAGACTATTAATCTCAAAAACGACCACTTCCCGGAGAGTGGCAGACATTAAAGAAAAGATAGAAAGGAGTCAGGCAATGATTAACAAAGTGCCAATATGGGAAAAGGTAACGCTGACGATTGATGAAGCTGCGGAATATAGTAACATTGGAGTGAACAAACTCCGAGAAATAACAAACAACCCAAGGTGCCAATTTGTTATGTATGTCGGAAAGAGGCGATTAATCAAGCGAAAAGAGTTTGAAAAGTATATCGCAGAGACGATAGAGATATAATCAAATGTGGACTTATGTAGCCTTATGTGATATTATAATAAATTGCATAAGGCTTTTCCATAAGTGAAAGGAGCGAAAATTTAATATGGGAAAGGACTTGAAAGGTAAAGAACTAGGTAGAGGCATTAGTCAGAGAAAAGACAAGTACTATGTCGGCAGATACACAACGAGAAATGGAAAGCGAGTACAAAAATTATTCGCAAAACTACAAGAGTGTAAAAAGTGGCTTGCCGATGAGCAGTACACTGATGAGCACAGCAACCCCGACTTTCCGTCCGACATGTTGGTTGATGCATGGTTTGACTATTGGATAAGCGTTAAGAAGCGCACAGTAAGACCGAACACGTTAAGAAACTACACCGAGAGATACAAACGCAATATAAAGCCTGTTATCGGAAATAAGATACTGCGAGAGGTTAATACGCTTCACTGTCAAAAGATAATGACTAATATGGCTGACGAGGATTACAGGACAGCAACGATATATCAGACACGCATAGCACTATACAACATGCTCGACTATGCATATCAAAGCGAGATAATTCCCAAAAATCCGTGCAACCGTATGGTGAAATCCGACATCGGTAAGGAGTCCTCAAAGAAAGAAGCATTGACGATTGAAAATCAGAAAAAATTCTGCGAAGCTATCAAAGGCACATCATATGAGTATCAATACAGATTTGCCTTGCAGACCGGACTAAGGACAGGTGAACTTGTGGGGCTTAAATGGGAAGATGTAGACTTTAAAGCCAAAACAATCAAAATCGTCAGGAGCTTAGAGTACAGGCATTCAGCAGGTGAATGGCGAGAGGGTCCGCCTAAGAGTAAATCGGGATATAGGACAATTCCACTCACTGATGAAGCCGTATCGCTATTGAAATTGCAGAAAGCCAAAAATGCTTCATTCAAATTTATTGACATTCAATGGAGAGACAGAGTGTTTTTGTGCAAGACCGGGGCACCTGTGAAAAATAGCACATATGATACCGGAATTTACAAAGCGTGTGACAGGGCAAAGATACCGAGATTTTCAATGCACGTATTAAGACACACATTCGCAACAAGATGTATTGAAGCCGGTATGACGCCCAAAACCTTGCAGACGATACTAGGACACTCGAACATAGGTATCACAATGAACATTTACGTTCACACGACAGACGAGCAAAAGAACTTAGAAATGGACAGAGTAGCAGAAGCACTCAAAGTAATATAAAATAATCAAAAATATAGTATATCCAATCAAATTGGTACAGAATTGGTACATAAATCAAAAATAGAAAGGCAAAAATCCCTTAAACAATGGGTTTTTGAGTAGGTAAAATCAAAAATGAAATTAGGCATCGT